GGCTTTTTATTAACAAACTTTACATCAGGTAAAGTATTTTTATCATATAGTGCTACTATGGAAAATCAAGGAGGAGAGTTAATTGTACTAGATCATCCATATTGTAATGAATATTATGAGTATGCTATTAAAGAAAGAATATTAGAAAATATGATTTTTGCTGGTGAGCAAGTAGTAAATCAATTGCAATTTATACAACAGAAACTTAGAGCAGCTAGAAATAATGCATTAGGTTTTGTTAATACACCAAACTTTGAAGAACAAAGAAAAATTTGGGAAGTTAATAGAAAAGCACAGTATAGCAAATACTATGATATGTTTTCAAGTTTTGCTACTAATAGAAGATAAAGATGGCTAAAAAACGTCAACAAAATAGTAAGAGAACACCAAGCACTTCTAGTGTAAATACATCTACTCCTATTAAGGGTATGATAAAAGATGTAGACAGTGCATACTTTAGTAAAGAAAACTGGTGGCATGCACGTAATCTTGCTAATAATTCTATAGATGGTGATACAGGAGTTGTAGGTAATGAACCTGCTAACTTGGCTTGTGGTGAGGTTCCATATACAATAATAGGAACAATTCATTTGTATGGTGATAAGTGGGTTTTATATGCAACAGATGATAATAATAGTGAGATAGGATTATTTGATGACAGCAAGTGTGAATACACAACTCTTGTTAATGCTCCTTGTTTAAATTTTAATAGAAGAAATTTAATAATAGGTGCAGCAAAAGAAAACTTTGATTGTACATGGCAAGTATATTGGGATGATAATTTGAATCCATCTAGAACTTTAAATATTGATAATGTTCCTTATATACAACAGATAGTTTCCGGTCCTGGTGATCCTTGTATTATATATGAAGATACAGAGCAACTTGATTGTGAAAAGTTAAGATTACATCCTTTAATGGATATGGCATGTTTAAGATTAGAAAAGGCTGATGAAGGTGGTGCTTTATTAAATGGATCTTATCAAGCATTTATTGCATATTGTGATAATGCACAACAAATAGGAGATTATTTTACAAACTCTAATATTACAAGTGTATGGTCACATGAAAATACTAATTCATCTATAGTACTACATTTAGATGGACTAGATACTGACTTTGAATTTTTTAAGTTAGTAATAAGAGAAAAAGTTGCAAACGCAACTAGAAATATTGAGTTTGGTGTTTATAGTACTGAAACAAAACGTATTCCTATTGATTTTATAGATCCTGAATTACCTACAATAGATAATGTAAAGTTGTTACTAGATAATCCTGTATTTGAAAAATCAGCAGGTATGTTTGTTGTAAATGACTATTTAATTAGATCTCAACCTACAGAATATTTTGATTTTAATTATCAACCATTAGCTAATCAAATAAAAACATTTTGGACATCTGTTGAATATCCAGAAGATTATTATAAAAATGGTGGTAATAATCCAACCTTTTTAAGGGATGAGCAATATGCTTTCTTTATAAGATTTATTTATAATACAGGTGAATTTTCTAAATCATATCATATACCAGGAAGAGCACCAAGACAGTTATCTAATGGTGGAACAGAAGATGGCCCAGCAGCAGCAAATACTATTGATGGTAGTGAAAAAAATTATAATGTATATAATACTTTTACATCTTTAGGATTAGGTGATCCATTTCTTGCAAACTTAATTGGTACAACAACGCCTGATGGTGGATTAGTTACAAATGGTGGTGAGATGGGTTTTTGGCAATCAACAGAACTTTATCCACAAACACAACCGGAAAGGTATAATGCTTCAGCACATCCTTGGTCTAATCCAGGTACAACAGAGTTTGATCTTTGTGGTTTACCAATAAGACATCATAAAATTCCTGATGAATCTGAAGCTGCTATTAGTCCATTAACTGGTAACAACTCTACAGCATTATTTAATCCATCAAATTCTACTATAAATGTATTGGGTGTTGCTTTTGATAATATTGCACCTCCAGTAGATAATGATGGTAATATTATAGAAAATATAGTAGGTTATCAAATTATGGTTGGCTCAAGAGATGGTAAGAAATCTATTATAGCCAAGGGTATTATAAAGAATATGATGAGAGCCCGTAAGGATAGAAATGATGAAGATTATAGACTCCTTGTACCTAACTATCCTTATAATGATTTAAGAATGGACCCTTATCTATTAGATAGAGGTCATGGTAATAGATCAGGAGAACCATGGTATGCACAATTAGCTGGATGGGATACTTCTGTAGAAGATAACTGGCAAGCAGGTAATACTAATATATCAGATGGTCCTCAAAGTATGGCTGTCTCATCTATAAATGTGGGTGTTAATAATCCAGGAATCTTTTTTTTACAAAACCCAGATTATGGTCCAGGTAAGTTTGATGAGAATACATATACTTTTCATTCACCAGATTTAAATTTTACTAAAACATATTTAAATCCTACAGAAGTAAAAGTATATAAAAATATTTATGGTAATGTTACGGGAAGATTTAAAACAGTAGAAGGACATACACAACACAAGCTTTTAAAAAATAAAGTTGTATTACTTGCAGCAATATATGGTGTAGGTTATGCAATTATGAAAATGAGAGGAGAACGTAACTATGCATTAAAAGGAACACGTTCACATTCAGTAGGGGAGTTTGGTACTTATGCTGTAGGATCAGGTACTCACGGTTCACCATTTCCTGGTGTTGGTACAGGTTATGGTGCTCTAAATGCTGGTGCACAAAATTTGACACAAGCCGGTGCCCTTACAACAGAATACTTTGCAGCAGGTGTAGTTGATGGAGTTTCTATTTTAGGTGGTGCTTCAGAGGCTAGTAAAGTACATCTTGGAACACAACAACAAGCACAATTAGGAGCAGCTTTACTATCAGGTGGACATCAAGGACCAGAGTTTAATATGGAGTTTAGAGATTCAGAATTTAATGCAGTTCCTGGTGTTGGTACTTTTATTACAGGTATACTAACATTTATAAACTTTGTTGCTATAGGTGGTGATAAATTAGTTCAACTAATATTAGATTTAGTATCTTTTCAAGATTATGCTTTAAAATATATTTCACATGGTTTTTATCAATTTGAAAATCCAGTTGATAAAAATGGTACTTTTAGAGCAGGTATAGATAGGGCTAGATATATAAAACAAGCATTGCAATCATTTGATGGTGATAATGTAGTACATAATTTATTAAGACCATCAACAGTTGTTTTAAGACATACTCCAGGAATTAGATTAAATCCTGTACCGGATAATTTTTTAGATAATACTAAATTTACATTAGGAGCAGGTCCTTGTGCAGGTTTAGGTAATAATGCTGCAAATTGGTGGCAACATGGTGAAGAGATTAGATCTAGATGTTCAACTAATTATGTATCAATAAAAAATCAAATAGATAATCAATATGGACAGTTAGATAGTATTATTCAATTGCCTATATTTGGTTGTACTACTTTATATCCAAAGGATGAGGAATCTGGACAGTTGCTTCCTTTTGATCAAGATAGTAGATTTAGTACACAAGTTCTATTTGGTGGTGACTCATATATAGCAAGATATACAGAAAAAACAAATATGCCATTCTTTTATCAGTTTTTAAAAGATGATGAAGAACGTGGTTACCAATGGAATTATTCAAGATATGCAAATGTACCATTTCCAAGATATTGGTACAATTCTGAAAAATACCGTATGGGTGAATTTGTTAGACCTATTACAGATTTAGATTTTAACTGGACTGGTGCATTACCTGATGGTATGTATAATTTAGATACAGCTGAAAATGGTGGTTATTGTCCTGATGGAGGTCCTGAATCTGTAAGTTTTAATGCTAATTTTGATGAGTTAGGAGAAGGTAACCCGCTTGGTGATCCTGTAGGAAGTGGAGGTACAAGTGCAACTACAATATTTACTCCTGTACCGCTACCTGCAAGTGGTGCTATAGCTCCATCAGCAAATAATACTCCGGAATATGTTGTAGGTGCAGAAGCACAAAGATACTTGGTATATGATATACCTTCTGGAAATCTTGAAACTGGTCAATTTACATTAATTAAAAATGCAAACTTAGTTTCTATACAGTCTACCGGTTCAACTATAACTTTAAGATATCCTAATGCAACTGCAGTTGATCAGGCTGTGAGAGATGAACTTATTGATTTGGGTATAACAAATGCAGAGGTAACTATAGATCTAACTTTAAATTTAAATATTCCAATACCATACACTACACCATTTGGATCTGGGTCTGGTAATTGTAATATAGATACTCATGTTAATACAATTTTTGGAGGTGGTGGTTGTACAGATACGTATGATGAGTTAACAACAAATACAGGGGGAACAGCACAGATGGAGGGTACTATAAGTGGTGTTAGAATTATTTTTGACTGGCAGAGTATGACTGTAGTTGGTATAACTAATGCTGCAGGATATACTATGGCTGGTGGAGGAGCAGGGACAGCTTATGCATCTAATCAATATAGTTCAGCATCAGGAAATAATAATCCACAAACACTTTCTCCATATACAGGAACGCCTGTTCCTACTGATGACAATTATAGTCTTATAAATTTTTCAAGTAATTCTTATGATGATGCATCTTCTGGTTGTGTATATCAATTAGCAGCTAATACTATAAGAGTTGTCAATGGATTTGCAAGATGTAGAAATAGTGGTTCTGATGCTGATGAAATAACAATGACATTTAGTGGTGTTGATAATAATACTTCATTAGGTAGTGGTGCAACAACGGGACAAACAAATTATGATAATAGTATATATAATCCAACTAATTATCAGGGTGCAGGAGGTAGAGCTACAGGTGGTATGTTTGTATGGAAATATGGATATATCTATACTCATAACTCTGGTATTAATGATTGGTATGTTGAAACAGATTTAAATCTAGCTTATAGGGATTATGAAGATGTAAAGAGAAAAAGGCATTATGATAATGATGATTATACAGATCTTGTAGAATTGTTTCACTCACAAATAATTGGATTTGATAATTATTATAATTATGATAAGTCAGTGAGTGTAAGAAGATTTTGGAGTGTTTCTTTTTCTAAAATACAAGAAAGATGGTATGATCCTACTGTAGCAGAACAATGTTTTACTCAATATCCTAAACGACTAATATATTCTGTACCTGCTACAGGATTTATGGATGCAGCTAGAATGACAAAGAAAAATGATAAAGCTATTGATTTCTGGAGAGTTTTCTTAGCAGAAAATTTTAGAGACTTTAAATCTCCTATTAATGCAATAGTTCCTTTTAATCAAACTGGTGCATTAATGTTATTTCCAACATTATCACCTAGAGTTTTTCAAGGTGTAGATAAATTACAATTAACAAGAAAAAAAGTTGTTATTGGAGATGGAGGTTTATTTAGTCAAGTATTACAAAACGCAGCTAACTCTAATGTATCACATGAGTATGGATCATGTGAAAGTTTTAGGAGTGTATTAAATACACCACAAGGTGTTTACTTTGTATCACAAGCTCAAGGTAAAATATTTTTATATCAAGCAGGTAGAGGTCTACAAGCAATATCAGATATAGGTATGAAATGGTGGTTTAATAAATTTTTACCATCAAGATTATTAGCAGATTTTCCAGGTGTAGAAGATTGTCCAGAATTTATAGATAATCCTGTAATTGCTGCAGGTATTAATACAGTTTATGATCCTAATGATGACATAGTGTATTTCTGTAAGAGAGATTATAAAGCACATGATCATGTTTTACCTTGTATAGATTTTATACCATGTGAAGGGTTTGTATATAATGCTACAACATGTGATGGTGCAGAACCACAAGTACAGTGTCCAGATGGATATTCATTTGTACCAGGATCAGTAACATGTCCTCCTGGAGCTCAATTAGTATACCAAGACCCAGATACTCCTGTATGTATAATTCCAGGGGCTGGAGGAAATCCAGTACCAGCAACTGTTGTAGAAGATCAATGTTGTCAAACAACAGTTGAGCCAGCTTTATTTACAACAGAACCTGTAGAGATTGACATTGTTTTTGCTATTGACTCATCAAATAGTATAGATCAAAATGGTAATACTGCTGGTATGATTAATATTATAAGTGATCTTGTAGCTGCATTAGGAGCTGCACAAAATACTAATGGAGAGATAAGAATTGGATTTGTTCATTTTGGATCAGGTAGAGCAGATATAAATGGTAATTTAGCTGGTATTACTGCACCTGTGGGTAATGATACTATGTTTAATGAATTTGACCAACAAGCACTTTCTGATGACTTTTCAGCAAGTGGCCCTTTATTTACATACATAAATAATATATATAATCATGCAGTGACTACACCAGATAATCCTAGTGGTACAGATGTAATTGGAGGTATATGGGCTGGCTTAAATATTTTATTTGGATCAAGTGCAAGACCTAATGCAGAAAAAAGATTAATTACTTTAGCAGATGGTCCACAGTTTACAAAAAATAATGGAGCTGTTTATACAAGTCCAGTTGATGTTCATGATGCAGCAGGTGTAGTATTTCCAGCTACCCCTAATGTAAATATTGGACCTAATAATGAAGGTGTAAATAATATATATGATACGCCATTATCAACAGCGGGTGCATGGTTTAATACAAATGTAAAAAATAATCCTAACTATACACATTTAAAATCTTACTTTATAGGATTAGATACAAACCAACCTAATCCATCTCCTCCTCCTACAAGTATTATAACTACTCCTAATGCAAATCAACAAACATATTTTTCACAATTTGCAAATGATAATGGTACACCTACAGCAAATGATACTTATACATTTTTTGGCACTGTGCAAGATCCTGACTCAGTTCAAGAAATAGTAGATGCAGTTGTGGACAGTGTTATACCTGATCCTAATTACTATTGTCCTGATCAATCATGTGATCTAGTTGCTATGCCAATAGGAGCACCAGTTTGTAGATGTGTAAATTGTGTTGATCCAACATTAATTGATGTTACATTTCCTATAGATTTACAAGATGAACAATATTTTAAAGATGTATCATGGACTGTAAGTTATGATCCTAAATCTAAAGCATGGATATCTTTTCATGATTGGCACCCAGAACTTACAATGAATAGTATAAATCATTTTTTAACTACTAAGTCTAAAGAAGGTGAGGTTCCTATTTGTCCTCCTGGTGCTACATGGAATGGTGTTGAGTGTTGTATATCAGCATTTCAACAAGCTCCAGCAGTGCCTATTATTAATGAAATATTAGCAGAAGTAAATACAGTACCTACTGGTCAAGTTGAATCACAAAATTTAGATATTATATTTGCAGTAGATGTATCTGCTTCTACTGCTAGTGGTGGTGTACAAAGTCTACAAAGAAATTTTGTACAGAATATAATTAACAGTTATGATTTTTCTAGTGGTACTGTAAGAGCTGGAGTTGCTACTTGGAGTGCCACAGGTGGTAATAATGTACTGTTATCAGGTTTAACTACTGATCAAGCAGCTTTAATAACAGCTACTAACTCATATGCTGTTGGTGGTGGTACTAATTATAAAAATGCAATAGAGGCAGCAAATAGTGTTGTTAATAGTGTTGATGCAGATACATTAGCGGATACAGTAGTTTGTATTATGATTACAGACTCTGACGTAGACAGAAATTCTACATTAAATACTTCACCTCTTATTAATTATAGCAATTTATTTACAGACATAAAAGTTGTAATGGTTCATCAAGGTGATGGTGCAGGTTTTGTAGGTTTTGGGTGTGATGATACTTCATGGCAAAGTAGAATTGCTGGTCTAGTAGATAGATTTGTTTTACCCGATGTACCAATTCCTATGACTCTAGTGGGTAATTCTTATAACGGTTTTAATGATGGTAGTACCCAGGTTATATGTAATGCTCCTGATGATAATGCTAATCTGTATGAGGTAACTTCTTGTACTGATTGCGATGTATGTAATACATGTTTTCAAAATGTAGCAGCACAATTAGTAAATGCACAATTAACTTGTGGATGTCCTCCTAATACAATACCTGATCAAAATCCAGCTAATCCACCATGTGAAAATATAAACAACCCTCCATTGTGTGTAGTAGATTGTACTTGTCCTCCTGGATATGTATTAGTTGGAACATGTAATAATTCTGCTGCCCCTCCTATTTGTAGATCTGTAGATTGTGAATGTCCTCCAAGTGAATCTCTTGGGTTACCTAGTGGGGTAACGCCAACTGCTACGGGTGATTGTTCACAAGAGTTAGTAGAAACTATAAATACAACAACTATAGAAAGTACTGTAGCAGATGGAACAAATGTTGGACAACAATTATTTTTTACAAATCCTGGATTTAATGGACCAACTGGTTTAGAAATAACACCTAGTCCATGGAATAGAGGATATCAATGTAGAGATAGTGCTTGTGTTGGTGGTCTAATTGATCCAGATCAAGGTAACATAAAAACTATGACTGCAGATACTTTACCAGTTATAACAAATTTACTTGGAGAGCTTGTTGATGGTACTCCTATTGTAGTTAGTTCAAGTGTTGGTGGGAATTTGCCTCCATATGAGGGAACTTCATATTTAGGATTAGTAGAGTTTAAAAAGGCAATTTGTTGGAGAGGTCTTGGAAATCTTAGTACTGTTTGTTGTGGACAACCATTTGGAGCAGAGCTATTTACTAATGGACCACCTACATATTATCAAGAGGGAAGTTGGCAAGAACTTTTAGATGCAAATGGTCTACCAACTGAAATGGAAATGAATTTAGAATATGTAGGAACAGTGCAATTAAGTCAAATAAGTGATCATACGCTACAAGGTTTTCAGCTTGTAGAAAATAGTGAGGAGTATACCCCAGGCTATGATGAATTTTCAGATCCACCTAATATATGTTTAGATCTTCCAGTTGAAAGCACTGCTTCACAAAATCTGGATTTTGCTCCAAGTCTTGAAATTTGGGGTGGTACACATTCCCCTTTATCACAGGGTGAGAACTACAAAGGACATCAATTTGGTTATCCATTAGGTACAGATACTGTAGGTTATAGTAAACTGTTATGGAGATCAGGTCCTGTTACTTCAGTAGATGAATGGACGGAATATCAATATAGTTTGAATGTAAATGATTCTGATGGCTCTATAGAAGCAGCGCATGGAAAGTTTAAATATATATTTATTAAAATACAAATTGTACGTGTAAGTGATGGTCAACCAGCTGGAATTCCTGCTACAAGACAATATGCTGCAAAGTATTTAGCTGTAGATGGTTTAAGTAATCCTAGACCACCTAGTATAGAACCTGAAACAATTACTACAGTTTCTACAGAAAGTGTTATAACAAATGCTACAATATGCACATATCAAACAGAAATTTGTACTCCACCAAATTATACAACAGGTGGTATATGGAGACATAACGTAAGAACTGATCTTTTTGCTAACTTCTATGATATTCAGTATCCTTGGGAGGTAGATATAATAGAAACAACAGGTCAGACTGTAAATACATTAAGAAGTGTAGAGTATCATTTAGAATCATATTTTTATAGTGAAGATCAATTAAACAGATTTCATGATCTAGATTATAATTTTGATGAAGCTATTATTTACAACTCAGAACAAATATCAGGATTATTAAATCTTGTTCTTACACCTAAGAATAACACACCTTTAACAATGTTATATCCTATTTTTAATGCAAATAGTATTGATATTTTATTTAGTAAAGAAGAGCAGAAATATAGATTTAACCAGTTTTTTGATGTAACAAATGACAGAGGTGAGTTTTCAGGTGCTATAACACAAATGTTTGAGACAGAACAGAATGGTTATATTATAAATTTAAATCAAGCTAATTTAAATTATAATAAACCACAGCATGAGAGAAAGAAGTTTAGACATTACTTTAATCATCTTATACTTAGAAAATCTGCTGATGCAGCAATGACAAGAAAAATGTTATTGAGATTAGAAAACTTTAAATTAAACGTATCCTTTAGATAATGAATAAACCATATAAAATAGGAAAATCTAATATAGAAGGTCAAGGTCTTATTGCAGCAATGGATCTTAAACCTGGTGATCTTATTGGTCTAAGTCATTCTAATGGTGAGATTGCATCAGAGATAGGTCAATATTATAATCACTCTGACACACCAAATGCTGTAAGTGCATTAGTTGGTGGTGATAGATATGTAATTGTATCTGAGAATATATCTATGGGAGGTGAGATTACAGTTGATTATAGAAAACAACCTGAACTTGGGCAACCAGAGGATTTTATAAAAAAAATGCAACCTGGTGGTCCAGTTATAATTAATTTTAGTAAAAAACTTTTAAAGAAGGTTGCAAAAGATAATAGATATTTACCACTAAAAAAATTAGATAATGTATTAACTAAAAACTTTAATACAGGTGAACAGCTTGTATTAGCAAATGTTTTAAAAAACAATCCTAATCTTATTCAAAATGATTTGGTTGATTTAAAACGGTTAGGAGATCTTGCAAACACGGATTTGGAAAAATCTTTACCTAGATTTACTAAAGTAGATGTAAATACTGATGATGTAGGTAAGGTTACTTCTAATTGGAAAAGTTTAGAAGCAGATGGTGCAGATTTTGGAGCACATAGATTACCTGAGCTTATGCCAAGTCAATTTAACTACGGATTTGGAAATGTCTTTTCCTATAGAATGCCAGGTACAAATAGATTTACTCCATTAAATTATTCTTTTGCTATGCCTCAACTTTTTACTAACCCTAGATTACCAGCTCATCATGATGGTCTACATTTAATAGATGATAAAGCAATAGGATGGTTTAGAGGTTTAAGTGATGCACAAAATCCAAATAGATACTTAGCACAAGAGTTTCAAATGGATCTTGGAAAAGATAGGCAAAATACATATTTAGCAGAGAGATTAGATATGGGTTATAAAAGACCTAATACTCTATCACTAGGTTTACCAGGTAGACTAGAGAATCAAAGAATAAATTATGCTCATATGATTAAAAGAGTTGATCAACAGCATCAAAGAAAACTTGATGAGTTTTATGATAAAAAAAGACAAAAAGAAATTTTAAAAACTGAGTATAATAATAAATTTGGTTTAGATGAATATAAAGGAGAATTAAATGACATTGAAAATAGGCTAGTAAATTTAAACTATGAGATATCTGAATTAGGTATGAAACTTGGTGATTCTAGATTTACAGAGTACATTACTCCAAGAATTAAATCTATTAAAAATCCTTTACAGGCAAGCAGAATAATGCAAAGTCCATATATGACTTTACATAATGAAAGTCTTAATTTTTTAAGAAATAAAGGATTTAATGAGATAGTTATACCTGATGCAAAAACAATTACAAATATACAAAATTGGCCATCACCTAGACAAGGAACATTAGATCTATATACTAGACTTAGAAATAATCCTATGTTAAAACAAGGAGATCCTTTTAAGTTTGATGAGTATGAAGGAACAATTTTTAATATTTTAGATAAACCATACAAAAGATTTAAACAGGATGGTGGTGAAGAAAATAATGAAGAATTATTTTCTATAAATAAATATAATGAAGTTATTACACCTGAAGAATATACAAATGAACAGTTATTTGATTTCTTAAAAAATAACTATAATACAATTGATACATCTCAACAACAACAAGATCTTTTAGCAAAGTTTAGAACTCCTACTTTTTTAAATAGATATAAAAAGAATTACTTTAATATTACAGGTGAACAACTTGATGATGATCAAGCAATAAAGAATATATCAGAACAGTATGATTTTACTTCTAAAGGAGCACCTTTTCATGTATCATTTCCATTTGTTAGATATAATCCAGAGGGATACAAACAGTCATATTCACCATATATACAACCATATCATGATAACAAAAGAGTTATTTTTAGTCCACAATTAAAAGGTTTATATGCAGATCCTCCTAACTTTACTTATAGAACTGTAGAAACACCAAACATTCCAGAATTAGCAAATCAATATTCATTTGTACCAATGTTATTTAATAAAAGAAGTATAGATTCAATGGTAAGTGATGGTAGAGATGTAAGACCTTTTAGTGATGCAGATGAAACAATAGTTCATGAATATGCTCATTCATATAATACTGAAGATTCACCATTGTTTAAATCTATAGCTAATTTACTTAATAATCAAGATGACTATGCTTATAAAGGGCCAGGTAAACGTTATAAAGGTTGGTTAACTAATTTATTTGGTGAAGAGTATTTTGATAAAGAGAAAAATCCATATGGTGAGTGGGCTATGCAACCAATGGAGATAAGTTCTATGAGAGCTGAGACTGAAACTAAATTAAAAGATGCAAATATTTGGGATCATACAAAGGGGGAATTTGGTATGGATAATTTAAATGCCATGTTAAAAAATAAATTTAATATGGAAGAAGGACCTGGTTATCATTTAAATCTTTTAGGTTATGGTGATTTACAACAAATAAGTACAAATAAGCAGAAAATAAACAGAGAATATAAAAATGCATTACGTGATCTAGAGTCAAGTGGTGCTGATTCTGACAGAAAAATAGATTTTATAAAGTATAATATATTAGAAGATTATGATGGAAATCCTAGAACTGATACTAGAGTAAATCCAGATCTTAAAAGATATTCATATGATAGTATAGATATAGATACATTTAACAAGATATTATCAAATAGTCAAAGTGACATAAAAGAAAGAAATAGATATGCAACTTATGAGGACTTATTAAACGATTATAATTCTGGAAGAAAAAAGAAAAGAGAAAGAGCAGAATCTGTTCTTAATACTTTATATGATGGTATTAAAACTGAGATAGGTAATATATACAATCCAAAAATTGAAGAACAAGAAAATATATTAGAAAAAAAGAAAGAAGAAGTTTTACCCAAAATGGATAAATATTTTAATGAGATTGCAATGGAGGATCAGGAGAGTGATACTAGGCTAGCTAGATATGGTACAGAATTACCTTTAGCACAAGACGGTACAGAAAAAAAACCTATGTTTGATTTTATGGGTTACTTTAAAGGAGAGCAAGGTTTAATACCAGATCTATATGGAAAGACTACTAAAGATACCTATATGGAAAATAAAGATGCTATTCAGAAAGGTGCAGATGTAGTTGCAGCAAGTGGTCTTCCTTTTGTATCTCAAGCTGCTAATGTAGTTAGCACCGGTATTGATTATGGTGATGCAGCTATGGCATATGCACAAGGTGATTATGATACAGCAAAAAAAGAATTTGCTCAAGGAACTACAGGTTTTGCATTAGGTATTTTACCAGGTGGTAAGGCAATTAAAGCCGCAACAAAAGGAGTAGGAGAATCAATAGTAAAAGGTGGTATTAACACAGGAGTAAAGTATGGTGCAAAATCAGGTGTTAAATCTGGAGTACAAGAAGCTGTTGATACAATAGTTGATACTAATACTCAGAAGAAGAATATAGGTGATGTAGTAGAAAATACTGCTTCAAATAGTATGGCAATGATGGGAGGTGAAGTATATAGATATGAAAGATCTCCTTTTAAAGATGGTAAGTTTGTTATATCAAATCCGGATGATCTTATTATACAAATAACAAAGACAGAAATGTTTACACCTGAATTTAAAATGGGCGGTGTTGTTACAGCTGATGGTTTTACATTAGAAAAGAAATTTGATAATAAAAGAAAATTACCTTTTATACAATATTCAAAAGAAACAGATGTAGAAGGTAGAGTGTATTATGATAATACAACAAATGAAATAGTAGATGTTACAACTTTAGAATTAAAAAAGAAAAGAAAACATAATAGAATTAAAACTATTATTGATAAATATGAATCTGGAAAAGAGTTATCTAGACTAGAAACTGATGCTTTAAACTCTTTAGGGTTATTAGATTAAAATTAGTTTATATTGCGTTTTTTTAGTATATTATTATTGTAGTACAAATTACAGTCAAAAAATATGGCAAGAAAGAAAAAAAATAAAAAACAACAAACTTTTAATGTTTATCCATTTTTGGCTGAATATGGTATAACTACTGCAAATTTACCAAAAGCACAGAAGGGTGTAGAATTTACTGCACAAGCTCCTATTTATAATGCAATAGGTGAATGTGTTATGAATTGTACAAAAGTAACTATGCAGCCACAAAGTGATTTTGAAGTTGGACTAGGATTCTCAGGTGGTAAAACTTTGGATGATAACTATACAGGAAGTGGTAAATTAACATCTGGTTTATCTTTTAATCCTAGAGGTGGTTTAGGTGGTGTAGATGGCTACTTTGGAGGTAACTTGGGTGCTAGAGCAACTACAAATGAAAGTACTGCTAGTATAGATCCTTTTGCTAATCTTGTAGGACGTTTTGGATATTCAGATAGATTACCTCCTCTTAACAGACGTAATAGAGTTGGTTTACCTATAGCTCTTGGTGCTTTTGGTCAAAAAAGTCTTATGGGTAATGAAGGTGATTTAGCTGGTTTATATGGTCAACTAGGTAACTTTAATGTAACAGGTGGTTATAACTTTAACACAAAAAGTCCTCAGTTTACTGTTGGTTTTGGTATTCCTATTAGAGAAGAAGGTGGAGATAGTGGAAAAGATGAAAAGAGTTTTATAGAATTGCAAAATGAGATGATGGATGCACAACGTGCTTCAGTTCAAAATGCACTTGGTTCTCCTGTTCCTGCATTTGCAAATACTAATGCTTTTAATTTAATTAATTTGATTTCAGGAGTTGGTAAGTTTGCAGATGATGCAAAAGCAGGGTTTCCTAATATGATTAATCCAGCAACTGGTAAACCATATGAAAAAAGTAATTTTGAAAAAATAACTGTTACTAACCCAACAGGTGAAAATAGATTATTAAATACAAAAGTTCTTAATGAATATATAAAAGGAAATAAAGAAGACAGAAGTAAAATCAGTCAAGATGAATTGTGGAGAAAACCAAATGAGGTTAGAGCGGAATATTATAATGCTGCTATGGCTGATAGACAAGAATTATATCCTGATATGTTTTCTAATTCTTCTATGGATTTAGATGGTAATATTTCTTATGATGATATAACTGTACCAAATCCAAATTATGATGAAGAACTATTTAAAACAACAGGAGATCCTCAATATGGTCCTACAATAGTTGAACCATTTGATTTAGAAAAACATGGAACTGAGTTTGATAAGGCAGAACAAAATTTAGCTGATTATAATGTTGATTATTTTATTTCTGATGATGAAGGTGTATTTGATCCAAATAATATCACATTCCAAACATATAAAGAAGGTCAACCAGTTACTGAAGCATATGATCCAACAAAAAATTATAGAGATCATACTATAACTACTAACGTTCAAGAAGATATAAATAAAGATTATGTAGATGAACAAAGATTAGGAGGTACAATAAGATTTGGAAATGGTGGTGACAATAAAAACCGTAAGGTAGTAAAAAATTATGCAAAAGATTGGGGTCTTGATAATAGTGCTGTTAGAGATATATTATCTAATTTTCCTAGTTTTAATGCAGAAACTGATACTATTATTTCAAGTGTAAATCCTAATATAGGAGAACTAGGTTATCAAAATATGGATGATTATATTGCTCAACTTTTACAAAATGCAAATAATGCAGGATTTAATTTTGATATAACAGGTGGACGTGGACAGTTACAAAATGTTCCAACTCTCTATGGTGGTGCAGGTTTTGCACAATTTTCTAAACCTATGTTACAAGGAGGAGGAGGAACACCAGTAGATCAAAATTTTCCATTGATAGATTCTGATGGAGATGGTATTCCAGATAGTATTGATGCAGACTCAGGTGTAAACGCACCTATGGGTCCATTTCCTGAATTTGATCAAGACGGTGATAATATACCTGATCTTGTTGAAGCACCAGGTCCAGATAATCCACAAACACAAGAACCATTTATAGGACCTATGAATCAAGAATCACAAGAACCACAACCAGAAGGAGATCCTGATGATTTAGGAATAGAAATTGATAAAGGTAATTTAAATACAAGATTTGATAAGTTTCTTAAAACAAGTAAGTTTGCTAATGTTTCAGATAGTTTTGTAAGAAATATAGGAGAACCTTTTATTGATTTTGTAGGAGGTTTAAAAAGTGGTTTTGATACCAAAATGAACAGGTTTAGGGCTGAGGAAGATAATGATGAAGCTATGGACTTTATGGCTGTAGTAGAATCAACAAGAGATGCTAAAGGTGATAGAGAATTTAGAACAGGTAGTACAAAACCTTTTACACAAACACAAGAAGAAATATATGGACAGTTAGCACAATTGGGAGGACAACCTACAAATCCACAAGCAGGTCCTGACTTTTCTATGTTAATGCAATATATACCTACTCCTACTACAATGAGATTTGATGAGATATATTTACAAAAACAAATGGAAGATGGGGGACAAATAGTAGATGTTGATATAGATACTTTAAAAGAATTAATGGCTGCGGGAGCAGATATTGAAATATTATAATTATGGCAAAAATTAAAATAAATAAGTTACCAAAGGGATACATATTAAAAGGTGGACAAATCATCAAAGAGGCTAGTTATGGAGGTCAATCTATGGGTTCTAACTATGATAATAAACAATCATATGCAACAACATTACAACCTGTGCCAAGAGATGAAGCTAATATTGAAGCAGAAAAGGGTGAGACAGTATTAACTGATATTGGTGGTGATGGTACTTATCAAATGTATAATATAGGAGGAAAACGTCATTCTGAAGGTGGTACTCCATTAAATTTACCTGAACAATCTTTTATTTACTCTGATACAAGAAAAATGCTATTAACAAAAGATGAGATGGCAGAGCTTGGTATAAAGGGTAAGAAAAGGATTACGCCAGCTAAAGCATCTAAAAAGTTTGCAATAAAAGAATACATGGATATTCTTAATGATGAAGGATCAGATGAGCTTGCCATATCTACTGCTGAATCTATGGTAAAAAAGAATAAGATAAAATTATCACAGCTAGCATTTATACAAGAAAGAAAAAAGAACTTTGAAGAAGGTTTACCTATAGCAGCTTACCCTTACCTATTGGAGAATGGTATTGATCCAAGAATGGTAGAGCAACAAATAGAAAAATCAAAAGCACAAGCATCACAACAACAAGCACCACAAGCTCCTTCAGCAGACCAAGGACAACCATCTCCAGAACAGATGCAACAAATGGCTATGGCAATGCAACAAGGTCAAGGTATGCCTCAACAACCTATGGCAAATTTAGGTGGTAATGCACCTGATAATACTGGAAGTATTGATCAAACAATGGGAGAAGCAAGTTTAGTACGTACACCCTATTCAGGTGTAGATTCAAACTTTAGTGGACCAATGGGTGAAATGGGATTAGAATTAAAAGTTCCTAAAATGCCACCTAGAATGCAAGACGGTGGTGACGGTGGTGCAGAAACTTATAAGCAAAGAATACTAAGATCAGTAGAAGAATCAGCAGTTGATTGTAAAACAACAATCTGTAGTTTTGAACAATGGGCAAAACAATACAGAATGAAAGATAATCAAGAAACAAGATTTATGTATGAGAGCTATAAAACAAGAGCTATAGATCAAATGAGAGCTCCTGAGATTAGTTCTGAAATAATGCCAGGTCATGAAAACATGATGCCAACTCCTCCTATAAATACACAACAAGCAGGTTTTGGTAATATGTTAAAACAGTTTATACCTGGGGAAGAATATGATTATATAATAGATGATCCTATGCAAGGTATGAAGGATGCTTTTGGTTATGTAAAAGGTTTAATGGGCATGCAAATGGGTGGTCAACCAATGACTCAATCAGAAGATCAGTCACAAATGCAAACGTTAATGATGGGTATACGAGAATTAGCTATGAGAAGAGAATCATTAATGACTGCTTTTAAAACTAATCCTGATGCATTTCAAGGTGAAGAAGCACAGACTAATTTAGCTTTACAGTTAAAATTAATTGATACTGAGATAGGAGCTTTACAATTAAAATTAAAAGAGATTGAAGATAAAGAACTATTAAGACAAACTACTTTATCATTATCTGATTTTATACCAGGTATGGAGCAACAACAACAGCCACAAGGTTTTCCTACTGAAATGCCTATGGCTGAAGATGGTACAGAAATTACATATACATTGAATCCTCAACAAATAAATGTGAATAGTCCTTATTCAGAAGGGAATTTTCCAATTATGTCATATGACTATAGAGTGGATGCAGATGAACCAAATGCTGCTCAAAAAAATACAGGTATGGATAAGAGCATGGATTGGCAATCTACACTTGCTCGGGACCAATTTGATCCAGTAAGAGAGCAGTGGATTAAATCTTATAGAGATGGTGTTGAGGCTTTTAGAGGTAAAAAGAATAGTGATGGTAATGACATATCTTATCCTGAGAAATATAGTGATGATGAGTTACTTTCTATTTTCAATGAACTTAATCAACAACTTTTAATTTTTGATCAAGCAGGTGAAGAACTTGGTAATAGTGGTGAAAATTATATAGGACTTGCTAAGAAATATGGTCTGCGTGAAATGACTAAGGAAGAAATAAAAGCTTGGCAAGGTATGTATGCTTCTCTTAATGAGACTAAAAAGTTACCAGAATATAAAGATTTATTTAGTAACATTAGTACAGAACTTAGAGGATTAGATAGAGAAGATACACATCAGTCTAGTACAGGAGAACCACAATCAGATGCTGATGGTTTCTTAGGATCTACATCTCAAGGACAGTTTGTTAGTATAAAAGATCCTGTTGACACAACTAAAATAGAGAATCCATGTCCTCAAGAAGTTATAGAAAAGAAAATTATAGAATGTCAAGAAGCTGGTAAAATATTTAGTAGAGCTACATGTAATTGTATAGAAAGGCCACCAGATCCAGTACCTGGAAAAATACCTCCATACTTAACATTTCCTGGTGATGATGCAGAGGTATTATTTGCTGCACAAACTGTAAACAATAGAGACTTATATCTACCAGATAGAGAGCAGTACATGCCATATATGCGAGATCCAGGTTATGTAGGTCCTAGACAAGAAATAGCTGCTATTACAGCTGCAGTAAATGCACAAGCTGAAATGGGAGATGATAGTTTATTTACACAAGGTAAAGCTCAAGATGCTATTGATAAAGCTATAAATAAAGCTGCACAAACAAATACTAAAATATTTGATAATACTCAAGCTTATAATGTAGCAGAATTAAATAAAGCTAATATGAAAAATGCTGAGTTTAGTAATATATATACAGATGAAGTTAATACTGCACTACAGGAATATGATAATACTAGACTCCAAGATCTTGAGAATTTAAAAGATGCTGAGATAACAAGAAGAGAAAATGCAGATAAACTATTAGAGCTTAATATGCAGAATCCTAATTATTTCTACAATCCACAAGCTAGCACATATCAATTTTATAATGAGGATGGTCTACAAGCATTGCAAAATCCTGGTGGGCAAATGAAGTCTTTTGAACAAATTTATAATGAGGTGTCAACTGCTAATCCTTCTATGTCTGCAGAAGAAAAAAGATTATTAGCTCAACAAATATATGAGACGCAAGCTGGAGGTGGTATAACTACAAATTCAGGATCTCCTTTAGATATTAGAAATAATAATCAACCAGCTGATACTGAAACATCTAGATTTGGAGGTCAAAGATATAGGCGTGGTGGTAGTACTAGACAACGTAGATTAAATGAAAGTAAAATAAAAATGAGAAATTTCCTTTTAGGTATTTCATAAATTATTAATTTTGTAAAATGGCAACATATATACCAAACGTAAAAGATTATATACCAAAGAGTGAGCCGTATACTCCTGACTTTAAATTTATTTCTGATGCTTTAGCAAACAGACAGGATAGATATGATAAAAATTTAGCTCAACTAAATAATCTTTATGGTCAAGTTGTTTATGCTGATTTGTCTAGAGAAGATAATAAGAGTGTAAGAGACCAATATACTAAAGAATTAGCACCTAAGATACAACAAGTAACAGGTTTAGACTTTTCTTTAGCTCAAAATGTTGATGCTGCACAAGCTTTATTTAAACCATTTTATGATGATGCGCATATTGTAAGAGATCTTGTTTATACAAAACAGTATAAAAATGAAATGAAGAAAGCTGAGGCTTATAAAAATAGTCCTGATAAAGATGCTAATTCTAAGTACTGGGCAGATGGAGTTAAGTATATGAATTATCAGATGCAAGATTTTAAAGATGCAACTAGAGAAAAATCTATGACTAAGGCATTGCCACAATATTTTCAAAATCCTGATCTTTATAATAGAGCACTAGAAGTTTTGACAACTGGTGGACCAGATGGTAAGGGTTTTAAAGTTAAAAATATGTATCTTGATTCAACTGGTAATTTTATTGTTGAACAAGAAAATGGTATAGAATTATTATCTAGACCAACTGGTGCAATGATAGATAATCCTAATTTTGATCCCAATAAAAAAGAAGGGACAAATAATCCAAAACTAATCCCAGAAATGTATAATCCAGCTGGATCACATATTAGGTTTGCATTAGGTAGAGATCCTATTATACAACAAGGTATGCAAGTACAGGGTTATGTAGCTGCACGTGATTGGATGGAAGCTAATAAAGATAAATATGGTGGTAATATGGATGCTGCTAAAAATGCTTGGTCTGATATGATAATTGCACAATATACTACAGATGAGTCAGCAAACATTAAAAAAGGAAAACAGGAATTAGATAAATTAAATAAAACAGCTAATAGTTGGGATTCATATATAAAGGACGCACCTCTTGTTGAGATGTCTGATGAATATAAAAATTGGCTGCAAACTATAGCTTCAAGAGGCGCTTTACAAAAAGGGCTTGATGAAGCTGAATCAAATATAGAGTTTGTAAATTCTCAACCTGAAAATGCAGAAAATAAATTTAATAGAGCTATGACAGCTTATGTATATAATTCTATACAAGGAGAAATATTTAAAGCTGCACAAAATTATGCTGATCTAACATCTGTAAGAGAGATAGATGAAAATCAATTTGCATTAGAAAAATATAAAGCAGATAGAAGAGAGGAATTAGCAAGATTAAAAGCAAGATTAAAAAGTCAAGCTGAGAAGAATAAAAATCAAACCTCATTTAGTTCTAATCCTTTTGCTCCTAGAGGTGGTAATAACATTCCAGGGGATGCAAATGAGAATATGATATTTATGCCTTTAGATGAAAATGGAAATTCAGATTTTATTGGAGCAAATAGAAACAGTCAAAAAACTGCACTAGAGGCATTAGATGAATATGATTTATATTTTATAAAAGAGTTTTATACTAAGTTTGCAGACGAGTTAAACTCTGATATAAATACAGCAAATATGAATAGTTTAACCTTAACATCTGCAAATGATGAATTAGGTGAGGTATCTACTGCTGGTATATTTGTACCTAATTACACTAGTGGAAAGTTAGATTTTTATTCATGGGATGAGACACCTAAGTTGTTAGAAACTAATCCTAACTTTATTAGAAGACATTATGAGTATGTATCATCTGGTCTAAATAATTATGCTAAAGTTTTTCCGTCTATACAAAAAGATGAGATGAGTACTTTTATGGGTGATATGTCTGAGTTAACTATGGTACGTGAAAACTTACAAACCAGATATGATATTACTCAAAAAGAAATGGCCAATGTATATGCTAATGTTATAGATAAATTAGGTTTAAATAGTAAAAAAAGTTTACAAGGATTTAATTTTGAAGGTGATCCTGTAGATTTTATGGATAGTAGAGGAAATATTAGAACAATAGATGAGATTGTAGAGGAAAGAAAGAACTTAGTACTGGGTCAAATATTACCATTACTACCACGTACAATACCAAGTCTTGAGGAAAGTATAGAGCTTAGTCTAAGTGGTCAACTTAATAATAGTAAGCAGATAAGAAATAGACAAACTGGTCAAGTATATAATGTACCTATGAGTTTTGTAGATGTGTTAAATGATACATACGGTGCAGATAGAATAACTGATCAAGTTATTGATGCACAGTGGAGAAGCACACCTGCATTTGGTATGCAATCTTATTATGTTGCAAATGAACTAAAACCATTAGCAGAGTATTTAGCTAGTGTTGGTGTTGATCCTAGAACAAATGGTCCTATGGTATTAGCTCAAACATACTATCTACCATCAGATAGCCGTGATAATTTTTCTGAATATATTAGAAGAGATCAATCTGATGATGAATTAAATAATCAATTAGTTGGACCATTTAATCAATTACAAAAAGTTGTTGGTCAAATGCATGGTATGATTAACAAAGAGATGTCTAGTATAAATGCTATACCTGGAGTAACTGCATTTAACTTTGATTCAAGATTTTATGGTAGAGATGATGCAGGTGATGGGGCAATATCTAATGGGCGTGAGTACAAAATGGATTCTAGCTTTGATCCAGCAGGTGTAAATGAAACATTAAAGATATTTGATATAATAGAAAGATTACCATATGGTACAGGACAAATAGCTCTTGTTGGTGATTTTGGTAATGCATATAGTGAAGATTTACCAACGCTACTTCAGGAGAAAGATAATGCTTGGTGGACTAAAAATTATGGTGTAGAGGTGCCAGATGGACGGGTAGCATTAAAAGGTTCAGAAGTTTTAAAACAAATTAAATTAGATCTTGCTCAACTTTATGAAAGAGGTCCTAAGTCATTTGGTATAGGTAAAGCTCCTTCATTTAGAATAGAGAGTTTTCCATATGGTGGTGGTAAAGGTGCTGAAGGTAATCAATTAATAAAAAAGATAATCTTAGATGAAAGTTATGCAAGGACATTAGAAGAGATATTTACTGCTAAAAATGAGAAATTTCAAGATGAGAAATTTAAGATTCCTAACAATACTCTTACTATATTTGCTAATAGAGAATTATATGATGATCCGCAAGATCCTGCTTATCAGTATGTTTCTGGTGTAGGATTTAGAATTGGTGCTACTGGTTCTAATGGTCAAGATATTTTAAATATAGATAGAGGGGGTAAAGTTGTATTTGAAAAAAGAGGTGGTATATATTATGCTAAGGAAGCAAAATATACTTATGATGGAACAAATTATAATTTAGGAACATTTACAGCACCAACACCTTTAATTAAACAAAATGGTGAACCTTTTAGTGAAAAGGAGGTAGATGCATATTACAGATTTAAACATCAACAAATGGTACAAAATGCACAAACTAATTTACAATTTTCTAATAATAGCAAAAGAAGTAAAACCAATGATAACTCTCTTAATGAATAAAATCAATGGCTCTAGAAGAATTAAATACGTATAGTGGTGCTGTAGATAATACACCAAACAATCAGAATAATCCTGAAGATAATAATAGGATAGCTCCAGATAATCTTCAAGTGCAAACTGTTTTAGATCCTGTAACTATTAATCAGGGTCCTACACAGGTGGGTAAAACTCATCAAAATAATTTAGGAAGGATTGTACCTGGACCAGCTCCTGGAATGATTGATCTAGAGGTAAGAGATGTTTTAATACCATCTCCATTACCTATTGGTCCTCTTGATCCTACAGTTGTTGAGAATGCTGATGTGTTACAAAATGTGTTAAAATATAATCCGGTAGAAATGAATTTTCCTGGTGTACTTGATCCTAACTCACCTATCTATAAACAACAACCAACACCCAAATTGCAATTAACAGATCTGCAAAAAGAAATACAAATGTTTGGACAGGATACAAACATGCCTGATCCTGTTACAGCAGAACAACCATTAAGATTTGGTATAAAAGCTACAAATTATGATAGATATGATGCACCAGGTTTTGAACAATTATTTAATGATATAGGATTTCATCCTTATGTAGATAATGAATCTTATTATAATGCTAATTCTACATGGTGGGATGAGAATGCAAGAATGCGTAGCCAATGGGGAAAGATTTTTAGTACTGGTTTTATGAGTACTTATAGAGCAATTAGTGATGCATTTAGAGGTGATTATTTAGCACCAGACACAAGTGGATCAGATGTTTTTGAAGATGCTATGCGTATTGGTAATTCATCTAAGGGTGGTACAGGTGCTTTCTTTAATAACTTGGCATTAAATTCAGGATACACTTTTGGTATTCTTGCAAATATAGCTGTAGAAGAACTTGCACTAGCTGGTTTAGAAGCCGTAACATTTGGAGGTGCTACTCCTGTTGTAGCTAGTAGAACAGCATATAATCTAGTAAGAGGTGGTAAAGCATTAAGAGGTGCTCCAAAAGTAAAACAAACAGCTGCAGCTAGTAAGTCTTTGTTACAAAGAATGAAAAACTTTGATTTTACTAGAGATGTTTGGAATGCTGGTGGTAGATTTTTAGGTAATGCAGTTACACCTAACACATACAAAGCTATTAAAAATATTTATACTACAAATAATACAGCACGTCAGCTATCTGGATTAGCAAAAATCTCAAGTACTGTTGGTGGTTTATATAGAGATGTAAGAGCTGTAAATTTAGCTATGTCTGAATCAAAATTAGAGGCTGGTTTTGTAGAGAACTCAACATTTAATAATTTATATTCTCAACATTTAGCAGACTTTGGAGCTCCACCAACTGGTAAACCTCTTGAAGATATGAGAATGGCAGGAGCAGAAGCTGCATTTACAGCAACATTATGGAACTTCCCACTAATCTATTTTTCAAATGCTATTGTTTTTGACACAGCATTAAGAGGATTTAAAGGTCTTGCAAAACCTATGGCTGATCTAACTACAGAAGCTGGTAAAAGGGTGGTTAGAAAAACAAAAGGTCAGTTAGCAAAAGAAACTGCTAAAAAGGGAACTAAAGGTAGTGTAGAAGCATATGTAGATTTAGGCAAAACAGTATCAGGTTTTGGTATAAGAAGAACATTTAAAAGAGGTATAAGAGGTAATCTTAATTTACTTAAATGGGGTGGTCTAAGATACTTTGGAGCAAATTATGTTGAAGGTATGCAAGAAGTTGGACAAGAGGCTATTGCTGTTGGTGCAGAAGATTATTATACAAATCTTTACAATGATCCATCTATGGGTGGGATAGATGCTCAGATGGCCTCTATCTATCATGGTATAGGATCTCAGATGACTTCTCATGGTTTTGAAGTATTTATGTCTGGGTTCTTAATGGGTGGTTTAGTACAAGGTCCACAAAAGTTAGTTTTTAATACTTTACCTGAACTATTTCAATCTAAGTTTAATAAAGAAAAGTTTGCTGCATATGATAAATCAAGAGAAGACTATATTAAAAATGTAGTTAAAGTTTCTAATGAAGTTTATAATGATCCTGATTTTTATTTTAATGAAACTAAATTAAATGCAATACAGCAAAAATTATCTAATGAAGATTTCTTTGCTGCATCATATGCAGGTAGTGCATTAAATGGATATGACGCTAAAGATTCAGGAATATTTCATCATTTATATACTTTAGCAGAATCTGGTAAATTACATGACTTTAGACAAGATATAAAAGCTTTTCAAAAGCTTGATGACAAAGCATTATTAGAAGCATTCCCACAAGCTACTGAAGAAGATGTTAAGTCTGGTAAACTGAGAGAAAGGTTAACACAAATGGAGACCCGTTTAGATAAGATTGATAAGGCTTATAAAAAACTTAATGATGAAATTATAAATCCATTTGATCCAAGTTTATATAAAGAAGGAACACAAGAGCACCTAAATGAAAAAATAAATCAGGCTGCATTTCATCATGCTAAGATGATTTCAATTTTTGCTAATGATACATTTGAGAGGGCAGTAGAAAGAGCTAATTCAATGTATAATGATATATCTGAAATTAGTGGTGAGTTTGCTACTAATGATGTTGATAATCTATTAGATATTAAAAAGCTTATATCTGAGATTGATCTTTTAAAGATAGAGATTGAGTTATCTAATAAACCTGAAATAGTTCTTAATGAAGAAGGAGAAGCTGTAGAACAAAAGAAAGAATTATCAGATGATGAAAAGATTTTAATTGAAAAGAAAAAAGAAAGATTAGTTTTATTACAAAATATATTTAAAGTACTATCTAATCCTGCTTTTGTTAATAGAGGTCCTTTTGTAAGTGTTGTGCCTAAACAAGATGAGGAGGAAGAGCAAACAGAACAACAAAAAGCAACAGAACAACAGATCTATGAAAAGTCTTTAGAAACAATGAGAGCAAGAATTTTGTCTGATGAAGCATTAAAGACAGATCCTGATCTTATTAGAAAACTAGCTGCATCTGTATCAGATCCTTTTGGTGAGTTTAAAACAGAGAATATTGAAGAGTTAACTGCAGTTATTAGACCATATTTAGAGTTTTTACTTATAAATACAGAAAATGCTGATGTATCATCATTGCCTACAGATATAACAGAAATAGTACAAAAAATAATTGACTATAAAACAGTAAAGGGTAGATCAGAAGATGTAGACTTTGCTATGAGAAATATATTAAGTCCTGAGAATTTAGCATCATTAGCTGAGAAAATTGCTCCAAGATTTAAGAAAGTATATTTTGAAAATAAAGGTAAGGTTGAAGAAAGAATAAGAAACTATGTAGGTATAGTAGAAAGAAATGAGTTTTTATCTACACTAGCAAAAGCAGGTATTTTTCCAAGGGATGAGCAGGTTGCTAAGTTTCTTAAGGATGGTACAATGCCAACAATTTATGGTAACTATAATGGTGTTATAGATGAGACAAGTGGACAACCATGGACAATCTTACAAGATGCTATAAAAAAGTATGAAGGTATAAGAAGTAAAAAAGATAAACCTAAATCACAGGAAACAACAGAGAAGGATGAGACTAATGTAGATGATAACTTTAACTATGAAGAAAACTTTGAAGATATAGATCCTGAGCCAGAGGTTGATCCAGATAATATAGAGGCAGAACAAGAAAAGATAGAAGATAAAAAGATTGCTAAGGACTATCTAAAAGAACAGTGGAGAAAGTATGTAAAACTTAGATCTAGTAAAGATCAAAACTATTTAGATTATACAGCTTGGTTAAAGAGTGATAATTCACGTACTGTAAGAAAGAGAGCTAAAGCTATAAATGATATAGTACAAAATGTATATACACCTGCAATTGTATCTGGTGAAACAACAAAACCTTTTTACGAGTTTTTATCTGAGAAAAGAAATGATAGACGTGTTAGAGATATTTTAAGATTGTATAATTTAACTATAGGACAAATATCTTCTGCAGCTTTACCAAAGAGTGTTGATACAAGTAATGAAAATACAAAGAAAAGAAAAACAACTCCTCATAGTTCTGGATTAAATATACAGAAGAGAAGTATGAGAACTAAGGAAGGAGAAGAAGTTACTGAATATATTATTGTAGATAACAACAAAGATCCTATAAATGATAATATCTATAGTACAGCAAGAGAAGCTACTACAGCTAGGAATGCTATTGCTAAAGCAGAGACACCAGAGGAAACTTATACTATAGGTCAAGAACAAATATCTAAAGGTGAAATAGTTCAAGATAAAAATGGTAACTGGTGGACAGTACAGTCTGATAAGAAACAAGTTGAGGGCGGTAAAATAACATTACATAAATACAATGTAAAAAATCCAAGAAAGAAAGATAAGAAAAATATAAAAATTTCTACATTTCAGAAAGGTTATACAGTTGTTACTAATGATGAAATAAACTTTATTAATACGGTAAGTAAGTTACCAGTAAGAGAACCTTTAACAGTATTTCCTGCAAGAGATAATAAAATAGAAAACTATGAAGAAAGAGTAGCTAAGTCTGTAGAACAACAACAAGAGTTTTTTAGAAAATTAACTCCATCACAAATAGAACTTATAGATGTTGAGATTATTAAAAATCAACAGCAAGGAGATATTGATATTAGAAATAGACGTAGTTTTAGATTTGGTGATAAAGAAACTAATGATAAAATTAAACTTGGATCTCAAAGGTATAGTATTAAGTTATCACTATATAATTCAAAAACTAAAACAAATGATGTACTTGGATATTTTCAAGGACCTGAGACAGCATTGTTTCTGACACAAAGTGGAAAAAATGGTAAACAATTATCTCCTTTTCAAATTGATGAAAGTAATGTTAGAGAATACTTTATTATATACCCAAATCAAAATATACAAGATGTTGTAAAACAGATACATGAAAATTATACTGCAGGATTTTATATTTATGATCAGATAGATAAGATGTTTGAGAATAGAATAGAGAGTAAGCTAGAAGTGAAACTATCTGATTTACCTTTTTTAAGTGCAGCATTAAGTCCTGGACAGCAATCATTAAATCCAAATAATGATAGAATACCTTTTAACACTTTAGAAACTCAGTTTGTTTTAGGTGATACTACTGATACTACTGATGGTAACAAACCATATTATATTTTAGATTTCCAAAGAGATTATGAAAGACGTGGAGATGATAAGATTACAGCACTACCTATAACAAATATAAAATCAAACACTGAGTTACGTGCACGTATTAGAGAAAAAGTAAAAGACTTTCAGAAATCTGATATTAAAAATAAACTGGGTAGATATTTTGCATATGTAGAATTAGAAAATGGCGCTGGATCTTTTGTTGATCTTAGTCCTGCTGAGATGTCAGATGCTGATTTTAATAAGATGTTAGCTGATATGAAAAAAGTATCACAGAATACTTATGATAATAACACAGAAGAGAATAAAGCAGGTGCAAGAGTAGCAAAGAAACTTAACTATAAGAACAATGATGAATTGTCTAAGAAGTTAAATGAAGAATTATTTATTGCAACAGACAAAAAGGGTGAATATATTACTTTATCATACTCTCCTGCAAGTGGACTTACTATAGATTATGTAAACCTTAATGCTAAAAAGAATTCTAAAAAAAGAAAAGGTAAAGGTTTTATGAGTAATGACAATTTGCAAAAGGTAAGAGATCAAGTTGATTTTGCAAAGGAGTTAAATAGTATTATAAAAGATGCATCTGGTATAGATATAAAACCTGAATCATTTAAGTATTCTGTAAATAAAGAAGGAGAAGGTATTGATATTATTGGTTTAATGTTAACAAGACATAAGCCAGAAATCAAATCTAATTTTAGTTTACAGTTAAAAGTAGATCCTGTTGAGATATCTTTAGAAAAATATCAGGCTAATTTACTAACATCACTTAACTTAGAAGAAGTAACTGAAGACAATGAGACAGAAGAGGCACCTTTAAAATTAACATCTGAAGAGAAAATAGAAATTGTAAAATCAGATTACAAAGCTGTATCAAGAGAAAAGTTAAAAAGTATTGCTAGAAAACTAGTTAATGGAGAAGTTTTAGATGAGTTTGATAACAATATACTAGAAGAAAATAATGATGTTATTGATGGTCTTAAATTAGAAATTATATCCGAAAATAATGAAGGTGTTATAACTGAGTCTGGTGCTGCTAATCAAACTGTATTAGATGCTTTAGACATTGCAGAAAAAGCTCTTGATGATTTTATTAAAGATTATAGAAAAGCAAGACTTGAAGAGCTTGGTGATACAATGAATCAAGCTAGCAAGAATAGATTGATAAATAAAGAAATCAAAGATTTTAAATCAAATCCTGCAAACCCGTTATACTTAAGCTATAGAAAGTTAATAAATACTATTAATCAATTAGAAGATGATTCTAATGCTTATAAGATAACAGATGAGTTTGATGGAAATGATATAGAAGATGTGGATACATTTGGTAGATGGTTACAAGAAAATGTAAATACTGACTATGTTCAATTAGATCCAGGTTTAGTTGTAGACAAAATGATAAATGATAAGACAATAGTTGGTAAAGTTATAATGAGTTTCCAAAGAATTGCTGATGGTACACCTGGTTTAACTACTACAATAAAAGTTGGAACTGACACACCATTTAAATATCATGAAGCATTCCATGCAGTATTTAGAACATTTTTAACTGACGCTGAGATTAGTAAATATTTATCTTTAGCTGCTGTTAAAGTAAATGCTAAGTTAAAAGCAGAGGGTAAAACTTTAGATCAGGCATTAGAAGAAATGCGTATGGAACATCCTATGTACACACAAATGGATAAAGCAACTCTTACTGACAGATTATATGAAGAGTTTATGGCTGATGAGTTTGATAAATTTAAGATGGATCAAAGATCTGCTAATGTTGACACAGAAACTAAGAGTTTATTCCAAAGAATTATAGATTTAATTTTATCTATCTTAGGTAGATTCCAAACTAACACACTAACTAGATTATATAAAAATATTGATTCTGGTAAGTATAAAAATGCAGGTGTTGCACAAAATAGATTTACAAGCCCATTTCTTAATGAGTTTGACACAACACCAAGTGTAGCTCTTAAGGTATCTATAAAGTTGGGTACTAAGACTATAAAAAAGTTTAATTCTGATAAGACTAGTTACATTAAAAAAAGAATTAATAACTATATGCCTGCTGATGATCAGCATACTATTATTTCTGGTATAACTAACTTATTTATTATGCGAGAAATGAAGTCTGATTATCCTAATCCTGAAGTTATATTAGATGAGGCTATTTTTGATTTTATAGAGTTATATAATCCTGACAGAGAGTTTTATACTGCACAAGAAGACTGGTATACAGAGAATGCACAAAAGATTGATTTATATTATACATCATTGCTAAATCAAGCAGATAAACTAAAAGAAGCTGTTTTAGATAGACTAGCAGATTTTAATTATCAAGTAGATCAAAAGTCTATTGAAAGAGAAGAAGCAGAAGCAGACTTTGGAGATATTACAAGTGAGCAATGGGATAGACAAGTTAATGAAATAGGTGGTTATGGATCAGCTCCTAGGTTAGTAAGAAGGCTTTTAGCAGGAACTACAATAGCTGAACAAGATATGTTTGGTAATAAGTTTGTAGATGAGAATAATAAAGAGCCTGTTTTAGTTAGTATTGACTATAACATGGTATATGAATCATTGTTAAAAATAGCAGCCGGAGAAACTAACACAAGAAGGATGTTAGAAAAGATTTGGGTATATGCTGATGGTAATCCTCAAACAAAAGCTGCTGTTGATGAGATGTATAAGCAAATGGGTATTATAGAATTTGCTAGATCTGGTGAGTTGTTTGATCCTACACAACCTATGCCAACGATTAATTCTGAAAGTGGAGTACAGGAATCTTTATATCAGATGTTTACTAATACTTTTAAGAACTTTAGACAAGATTATATGATTGTCCATAGAGATAAGGGTACAGGTATTGTTCATCTATATTCTGCAACTAAGTCTGATGATGCACATCACTCTCTAATACAGATGGCAGATAGTTTTAATACTAAGTATTCAAAACTTAAGATTGAAGGCTCTGAAGAAAAACAATTAGCAATAGATGCATTAGAAGATTTAGCTCAGTTTATTTCATATAGACAAGTACCAGAAGATATAAACCTTCTTGACGAGGCAAAAAGAATTTCTACAGATCTTTATAACACAACAGGAATTAAGGTATCTGCTAACTACTTATTATTTAGTTTATATCAAAGACTTATAGATCAAAATATAGAACTAGACTATAAACAAGAATTATTATTTGAGGCTTTTGATTATGCAGAACCTATAGTTTTTGAAGATGTTCAAGAGATTACAAAGTCTATTCAAAGAAATGAAAATATATTTTTAGATAATCAGTTTGATGAAAGAGATCAGTCTAATAATGAAGAGAAACAAACAGAACAAGAGCAAGATACAGAGACAGAACCTGAGCAGTATGAAGCAGGTGCACAAGGTAGATTAAGATCAATTGCCTTAAACAATGCATACTTTGATGAGTCTATTGGTTCTTCTACATTCTTTGATGCAGAAAACAATAGAATATACTCACATCAACAAGGTACTTTCCATTTAGAAAAGATAGCTGAAATGGATAATGCTGATTTTATTGATTTAAAAAAGGGTGAGTCAGCATATATGTCTGATAACTTTTTAATTAATGATCCAGCTTTCCAATCTATGGTTATGAATGGTCAAGTAAGATCAATGAGAATAGGTGGCTATAAAGAAGGTAGATTAGCTGTTTCACCTGCTGGTAAGATTAAGGCTGCAAAAAGTTATAACAGAAACGAAAAGGGAACTAAGTTTGGATCATTAACACCACAACAGTTTATACTATCTGTTATAGATGCATACTTATATAACTATAATAGGATATCACCTGACAAAACAAAACTAGGTTCTTATGAAGGTAAGGATGGGCCAGTTAAGTTTGCTATGTCACCAAACTTTATTAGAGTTATTGAAGCTTCTGATACAGGAGATTTTGTAACATTACCAGTTAGAAAAATGATAGAGGATAGTGGAGATGGTATACAATTAACTAAAGAAGGTATAGAAGGATTTAAAGAAGCAATCAAGCAAGAATTTAACAGGATTAGACAAGCAAGTCAAGAAGGCAATGTTGATAATGAAGAGAACTTTGAAAAGAAGTTAACATTTACAAATACAAAAGAACTTCTTAAAATTATAAAGAAGAGAAATAGATTAAGAGTATCATATAGAGATCCTAACTTAGGTGCGGATGTAAAAGAAGCTATTATATCAGGCAATCAAAAGGTTATGTTATCTAATACTACCTCAGCTAGTTTCTCAAATCTAAGTGCTAATCAGCAAGGTAGAATAATGTTTGAGGAGATTGATCCTAATGTTGATATTACAATGTCTAATCAAGGTAAGGTAAATGCTAAAGATCTTTCTGATGAACAAGTTACACAGTTGATAAAAGACTTTGGATCATATATAGGTAAGACAAAAGAAGGTAAAAGAATATATACTTTTAGTATAGGTGAAACTACCTATTATACTTATAGTCCTACTATTGCACAGTTCTTCCAGTCTAGAAATTATGAAAACGGAAGAGAATTAACTTTATTTAGATTTACAACAAGTGAAGATCAAACAGCATTAGTCTTAAATGAAGATGGATCTGTAGAAGCAGCTGATGTTGATATGTCTGTTGTAGAAGTTTTAGAAACATTTGCTAAAGATCCAGATGTTACATTTGAAACAGCATGGAATTCATCAGGAGCTGAAGAAGTGATGACTACTAGATTAATAAATGAAGCAACAGAGTTTATTGAATTACTAAAAGATTTTAAAGCTTATAATAAAATTTCAAGTGAAATATCTGTTGGTTTAGGTAAAATGGTTTCTAATGATAAAGGAACTGTTAGTTATGATAGAACCGATGATACTGAAAAGATATCTGAATTATATAACCTAAAGGATGATTCATTAGATTATAACCTTGTACAGATCTTTTTAAATAATTATCTAAACACAAAAACATTTAATGATCTAATCTTAGGAGATCAGTCAATAACTTTGGGTGATGCTATTACAGCAATTAAAAGAGCTAAGATGCAAAATGCTGCAGGAAAAGCTGCTGCCCATGATATTACTGCCCCTGCTTTAGGTATTAATCATTCTTTAGAAAGTATAGCTCAAGTAACATACAATGACTCTAGATATAAGAAATTATTTACACAAGTTTTGCAAGAGCAAAAACCTGATCTAAAACCTGGTGAAAGAGGTGATGGTCAAATGCTTATTACACTTAAGGCCATGAGACACTTTATGTTTGGTTTTGGAACTTTAACTAAAGCACAAGCAAGAATACTAGATCTTATTGATGAAGGTGATTTAGAAACTGTAGAAAGAGAATTTTTTGGAACAAGAGACTTTGCTAGTTATAAAAAACTAGATGCAATTATAAATTCACAAAAGCTTGTATATGGTGATGGTCAGACATACCTAAAAATGTCTGCTTTTATACTTACTAAAAACTTTACATCTGTTAAAGATGCATCAGGAAACTGGGTAGCTATAGATGGTAGAGAAGGTTTACACAATCTTAGAGAAAAATTAGAAAAGTATGAATCAGATAATAACACTGTAGGTATAGCAGTTCCTGAGTCAGCTTCCAAGATGTACAAAAGAAATGTAATTACTGAAAGAGATGCATTTAGCACAGCACCTTTAGATGAAACTAATACATCTACAATAGATGCAGCATTTATGCGTCAACAAGTAATTAATCCATCTAATAAGACTGAGCAAGTTGATGCACGTCAGATTCTAAATCTAATTACTGGTGAACAGAATAGAACAGATAAGGTTATGCTAGATGGTGTTGAGTTACCAGTAGGAGATGTTATTGATCTTTATCATCAAGCTAGAGAAGATAAGCAAGCAAATGCATACTTTAGTAAAAGAAACTTAGTATTTGATTTTAAAGGCATACTAACTGACTTCTTAGACTTTAAGCAAACTCAAGAAGTTACACCTAGACTTACAGCATTTTTACAGTTTGCACAAGCTGGTTTACGTGCTTCTCAAGCTAAGAGTCAAATGCTATCTTACTTTTCTATGGAAGAGAGTGGTACTGGAGATCCTGATTTTAACTTAAACAATCAGCTAACAGCAAGAAAGTTCCAAGAGTTATTCTTGTCCTTTATAAGTAAAGGTACTATATCAGCCAGACAACCTGGTATATCTGCCGCACTTGTGTCTGATGATCAGTTCCAAGTTGTAAAACAAGTTATAGCTACAGACGCAAAAGGTACACCTACTGAGTGGAGAGTTATAAGACAAAAGGATTGGGAGTCAATAAAAGCTGATAACACTTTAATTAAAAAGTATGCTGATCCTGAAAATGAAATACATGAAGGATTATCAAAAGATCAATTTTACTTAGACCGTCTTAGAATGGCAAAGGACAAAGATGGTAATGAGTATATGGAGATGGTTATACCACCACACTTTAAATCTATACTTGATAATCTAGATCAGTTAGATATGTATGAAGATCTACCAGATTCTATTGCAAAGTATTTTGGTGTAAGAATACCATCACAAGACAAACACTCTGCTGCAAACTTAAAAGTAGTAGATTGGTTACCTGTATATTATGGATCATCTGCAATATTTGCAAGAGAACTTGTAGAATTATCTGGAGCTGACTTTGATATTGATAAGTTATATATGCAGATTAAAGACTTTTATTATGCAAATGGACAGTTTAAAGAGTTTGGATCAGCACAATCAGAGATAGATAAGTATGAAGAGTATGTAGAGTTTATTAAAAGAGAAGTAAAGAATCCTACATCTATATATAGACAAGCTGTAGATGCTTGGGTTGAGCAAGGTTCAGTAATTGAAGAAGGTATTGTTGATGTTATAAAAAATGAAGATTATGATGCATTATCAAGAGAAGAGAGAGCTAGGATTACACAAGGTAATTTTAAAATTGCAGCTGAGATATTAAGTTTAGATCCTACATTAGATATAGAGTCTGATTTATTTTTCAAGACTGTATATGGAGTACCTGAAGCTTTGACTTCTTTAGGACTTCCTGTTTCTTTTGAGCAGTATACAGAGTTTAAAGAAAAGAATAGACGTGAGCCATATAATGCTCCTATAGATAATAAGATATTAGATTATAAGTTTGCATTACTTGGTCACCCTGGTATGAGTGAAGGTAAGAATGGTAGACCTCTTGGTATAGCTAAAGAACCTGCAAACTTAGTACCACTTAAAGATGACTTAAATAAGATGGGTGCTCTTGAGTTTATACTTGAAGAGATGCCAGAACTTGCAGAGTTTATTAATGATGTTGACATAGATGTAGATAACTTTAATGGACAATTATTAGCATACGAATCCAATAAAGAGGGTGCAAGATCTATTGGTACAGTTGTTTTACCTAATATTGTAGTAAATATTCTAAAAGAGTTTGGTATTGAAGTAAGAACTAGACTAGTAGATGATGTTGAACAAATAAAAAGATTTACATATAATGATGTTGAATATACTAAGTTTGTTGATTATGTTATTAATGAAGAAGGTGTAGCAGATCCAAAATTATTTAGAACACAGTTTATTATATCTGCCCTTGTAACAGCAATGACAGATAATGCTAAAGAAAGATTGGCTGCTAAGTTAGGATTAAAGAAACAGACGCTTGGTATGGTAACTCAAATGACTGCAATGGGTCTTAATATAAAAGACTCTGTTCTAATGTTACAACATCCTACAATTAAAAAAGCATTATTTGAAGCTACAAATAAAGAGGATATATTTGATCCTGGTTTTGCTACATTATTAGGTCTAAGGATGTTAGCTCTTGAAAATTATTTTGCTGATAATGAAGTTGATACAGATAAACTTAAATTTAAATTTAATAGGGAAAACTTAATAGATAGTGTGAGAAGAACTCCATTAAATCCTGAGTTAGCATCAGATGAGATTGACCCAAAAACACCAATTAATGACCTAGTGTTTGAGTATACATTTTTAGAACAGTTTACTATAGCGCTAGGACAAGCTGACTTTATGTATAATATGTCAGTTTTATTACAATTACAAACAGGTTTCACAAGAGATTTATATGACTTTAATGAAATAACTAAAGCTGCTGAGAAACTTGGCTTGTATATGAGCAACAAAGAGTTTGCAGAGAGCAATTTACCGTTTGATGTTAGACCAATATTTAAAGGAGAAAATTCATTCCATGCATTTTATTTTAACGCATTTGAAGAGTTAAGAACAGATTTATTACCTAAGCTTTTTGTAGAGTTAACAGATCCATTCAAAAAGATTGAGAATACTATATTGGGCAGTACAACGATAAGAGATAAAGCAGACTCAGTTGCTCTAACTAATAATGTTATTGCTATATTAAACACAATGGCATATATGGAATCACTCAGAAATGATTCACAATACAATGGTACACAACTTGCAAGTTTAAATAATGCGTTTATTTATCCAAATGCTAAGTATGGCATACCACTGACAGCAGAACAAAAAGCTGCAGGTATAACAGAGAATTTGGATATAGCAAGTGTTGTTACAAGATTAAGAGAAAACAGTAACTATAATTACTTTATAGATGAGTTTATATCTTTACGTGAGGTTGATAGCGAGCATAACTATGAGGGTCTTACACAAGTTATAACAAATAACTTTACAAGATTATCAGATGCTAATCTAACTAATATTCAAAATGATATATTATCTTTATATAGTAACCGTAGAACATATAAAGACACTCTTCATTTAGTAAATTATCTTCTTGTTAAAGATGGATTTATGCGTGCAAAGAATTCATTTATATCTGTTTTACCAATTGATTTAACAAGAGATATATTAAACTCAATAGATAAGGTACAAAAGTTATTCCTTACAGAAAATGCAGGAGATGAGGCATACAAAAGAGTATTTGGTAAAACATACTCTGATCTTAAAGAGTATATAGTATTTGAATATCTACAAAGAACAAGCAATAAATTTTTCTTAAAAAGAAAAAATAATGATGCTATAGCTACTTCATATTTAGGTGAGTATGAAGAGATAGATTATGAAGATGGAAGAATAATTATAGACGCTGATGTTACTGAGTCAGAAACTTCATCTAATATGCTTTCTAGATATGGTAAGAGATCTTTTACATACGCTGGTAAAACTTTCTATAGTGTGGAACATGCATATCAGGTTATGTTAAGCGGAAGTTTTGATGCTAGTTTAGATAAGAAGTGGAGATCTGGTAAAGGAGATCCAATAGATTCTATACCTGGTAAGAGAGGAACAGGTAAACTTAAGAGTAGAAGAAAGGGTAAAGATAACGCAGCTTTACTAACACAATTGACTAGAATTTCTATTTTACAGAATGCTAATATGGAAACTGAGAATGGTGTTCCATTAGCTCAACAAGTTGTTTATAACTCACAGTTTGATTTTGTTGGTGAAACAAAAGCTGATGCTGATGCTATTAGACAGGGTATTTCACAAGCTAGATCTCAGTTAAGATTTGAGACTGTTAAAGATCAAAATGGTGTTGAAGATCTAAAATATATATCTACAGAAAAAATAGCTGAAAGAGAAAAGGCTTCTAAAGATGCGCTTAAGAGTCCTGTATATGATGATACTGTTAAAGGTGAGTTTATTATTGATTTATATAAAGGTTTACCTACATTCTTTGATAAAACTGTAAAGAAAATAAGAAGACTAAAGGTTAAAAAAGGAGATGCTACAGGTGTCCAAAAATTAAAAGATAATGCTAATGAAATAAGAAAAGCTGGTTTTGTTACTAAATTTAGAGAAATAAAAGTACAGGGTCAAACGTTTGTTAGGCTAGAGATTGATGCACCTTTAGAGTTTTTAAGAACTAATAGAGATGGTGTAGATGAAGTTTATAAGCTTGTTGAAGTACAGAGAGATGGAGATTATAAAGCAGAAGATAAATTAGATCTATTGTTACCTACAAATGAAACAGAAGTATTTGGAAACTATTTACGCTATAAGAACATAGGTCCACCAAAAGGTTCAAGATCACAGAATGTAGTTGGTTTCTTATTTGGAGAAAGTCCTAATGAACAGCAGATAGATCAACTTAATTTAGCTAAATTTGCAATGGATGTAGAAGATGTTTCAGATGATTTTGAAGCGCAAGAGGAAGACTTTACTACAGAAGAAGATGCTAGAGAAGGAGAAGATCAGACAGCTGAACTATTCTCTGCATTGGGAGTAGCAGAAGAAGCAACAACAGAAGAAGAAGCAGAAGCTGAAGATGTTGATCCTGGTACAGAATCATTAGAAGAACAATTAGAACTTACAAAAGATGCATTAGTTGAAGCATTTTATGATAACTTAACAGAAGAGCAAAAAGAGATAGTAGGAACTAAAGATGAAATAATGGAAGCTTATTTATCATATCAGCAAGATGCAGAAGAATTTATAGAGAATATTAAAAAATGTTATTTAAAATAAAAAACCATGGCAGTTTGTTACAATAGAAATACAGAAGAATACAAAGCTCTAAAGACAGAGTTTAAAAGTCCTTTTATTGTAGATTCAATAATAAGAGATTATCAAATTATAAATAAGAATGATAATATTCCTACTGTTGAAGAGGCTCTTGAGGTTGTTAATGATCAAAAATCTATTAACAAGATAACTACAAGAAAAGCTGTATCAACTATTTACGCAAACTTAGTGTCTAAAGGTTATGTCTATCAAAGAGGTAATAAGTATTATGTAACTAATAATAGTATACAAGTTGCTAAAATTGCTGCTAAATATCTTGAGACAGCAGGATTTCCTAAATCTACTTTACAAGTAAGAAAGGGAGCTAATATAATGGAAGCTGTTGTTAATGACTCAATAAACTATGGTGATATTATAACTAATATAAATATAGATCAAGACAGAACACACACTGTAAAAGTATTAGATGAATTAACTAAGAAAGTCCAAGGTCTTAAATATGCTGTAATGGATTCAGCTACTGCAGGTGCTCTATATAAGATGTTACCAAATGAAGTAAAACAAGATGTTCCATTTTCAGAAGTAAAGTCTTTTTTCTATGATGGTGCTGCTATACTTATAAAAGGAAGAGTAAATAATGCTGTAGCACTTGAGGAAGTATTACACCCTGTGGTTGAATCTTTTTACTTAGATGATATAGAGCTGTTTAATAGATTTGTAGAAGAGGTATCACCAGAAATAAAAGAAGAAGTAGAAGAAAGATATTCTGCTCAGAGAGGCTTTACTGAGAAAGAAAGACAGCTAGAGATGGTTACTAAAGCATTGAGCCAACATTTTAGTGGTGAAAGACCTGCTACATCAAGATCTTTCATTCAGATTATGAATGATTTTCTTAAATGGTTTGCTGATGTAATTAGATCATTATATAAAAAACTATCAGGTAAAACTCTTAATTTATCAGACTCAGTTATAAATTCTTCAATGAACTTATCTGATCTTGCAAGAAAACTTAATACAGAAGATTTACAGTTTGTATTAAATCCAAAAGCATTACAACCAGAAAAGGTGAGATATGCATTATCACCACAGAAAAAGACTGTGCTTAATAATATAATTAAACAACATAGTTTTCCTGTTCAAAAGATGTTAATTGAAAATTTATTTCATGGGGTTGCTTCTGCTAAAGATAGATTTAATGATTTAGCTGCAGCACAGGTTGTATTTGTAGATGGTAAGTATGAGAATGTAGAAACTGGAGAAGAATATAGATCAGCACGTGAAGCTCTAATGGGTGATCAGTTTGATAGTAGCTTTGATGTAGAAGAAGTTTTTGGTGAAGATCTTAGTAAAGTATTATATGGTGCTGTATTAGGAACATCATATGAAACAATTGAGAAAGGTTTTACTAAAATAAGCAGGGGTAATCAAGAAGTTGAAGCAATGTATAACGATCTTGTTACAAGGATTGATACCATGAAAGATTTAGATAAGTCTGTATTTATACCAGAAGTAATTATAGCAGACCATACAAATAAGATAGCTGATACTGTACATATCCTTAAAGTGGACAGATATGGACAATTTACACCAATAAATTTAAGAATTGGTAAAGTAAGTAAAAAGTCAAAAATATATAGAGATAGAACAGAAGCTGTATCAAATACTAGTTTATTCTTTGAAGAAGGTGCTGAATTTGTTCTAACACCAAAGATGCAAGACAACCTTAGATTAGGAGTGCAAAGAAGAATGTTTGAAAACTTAGGTTATGTCTTATCTGATGCTGGTACTACATTCCACGTACAAAAGAAAGGTAACAACTATATAATAGAAGACACAACATTACATATGTTATCTGAGAATGAATATCTAATTAATCAGGTAATGCCAGAAAATGTTGATGAAGAGAATGCTGCTGTTATTGATCAGATATTAAGTATAGATAGAAACCCTGAGATTGATGTTACTTTTGATGATTTTGAGGTAGAAGATGTACCAGAGATTGGTGCTGATATGTTTGATGCTCTTGTACGTGCTCTTACAGACTTTAGAAAAGGTTTAATATCTAGAGAACAGGCTTTGACAAATGCAAGGAATGTGTTACAAATGGATAAGTCTAGGGCTCAAATGCTTAAGGAAGTGGGCATGACTAGAACATTAATAGAGCAAAATATTAATGATCCAGATGAAATTACCAGAGTATACTTTGAAATAGTAAATGATAGTATAAAACAAATTCAAGAGTTTAAAGAATATATAGGTGATCCTGATAACTTTAACAAACCAGAGTATATAACAAGAGTATTATCATGGCAAAAATTTGTTGAGAGCTATAGAGGGTTGGCTAATATTGCTGAGTCAGAAGGATTAAGCTCAAATCAAAAGTCTAAGATTATTGAGCTTATTAAAGAACTAAACAGCTTAGTTGGTGTAAGAAGAGCTGATGGCACTATTGTTGAGTCAGGACAATTTGACTTAGCAATAAGAAATTATATAAAACAATTTGTACGTGATAATTCAAATCAAGATTTTGATAATGAAGATCTTGAAGAACTATTAAATACTGCAAAAGATATAGGTTGGGGAGAACAAAATTTATATGATTTAGATGGATCAAAAGATACTTTACTTGCGCTTATGGCTAAGAAGTATAAGTATGATCAGCAAACAATAAAAGATAGAATTGAAGCACGGATACCAAGAATTCAAGCAGCAACACTAAAGTTAAAACAAGCTAATGGTGGTAGATTAGACAAGAATGCGTTTGATTTTATGATTCAAATGATTGATGGTAAAATGACTGGTAGGTATGTGAAAAAAATAGGAAGTATATTTTACCAACAACTTAATGAATTAAATCAAAAACTATATGATGATGAAGGAGGATGGAAACAGTATATAGAAATAGATGATCTTGCTGATGCTACTGAAGAACAAATAAACTATAATAAACAGCTGTATGCAGATAAAACAGCTGTTAGAAACTTTAAAAGACCTGAGATCATAGATGAGAATGGTTATAGAGATGGAGATAACTTTAAGTATACAGATGAGTTTAAAAGAGCAAGAAGGCAAAATGAAGTTTTTGTAAAAACTACAACAGGTGGTTATTGGACAAAAAGAGAATCAGTATCTGATACGCAGTATAATGAATACCTACACACATACTTTGATCATGTTACAGAAGAAGATCAGGTTCATATAGCAATAAAAGACGCAGATGGTAACTTTACAGGACAAACATATATTCTAGATAACGGTACATTTGTTAAAAAAGAGTATCAAGAAATAAGAGAAGAGTCTAGAGATGGTGTTGACTTTGTAGATCCTAAGTATAAAAAACTTATGAATCCTACTAATGCATTAGAAGAAGCACAGGCTGAATATTATGCAATGTTTACTGATATATATGAAAATGAATTATTAAATCTTTTACCAGAAAATGTAATGATGGTAGGTAAGATGCCTAGGATCATGGGGCGTGTTACAGAAGACCTTGATAAAAAATCTAATGTAGTTGGTAAACTATATACAAGAATGAAGACAGGAATCAAAGAAGCGTTCTCAACAACTACTACTGTAAAGAAAGCTATGACAGATGAGTTTGGTAATATTATTACAGATTCTTTACCAATTTATTATACAGGCACATTAGCTAGACAAGAGACTATAGAAAAGACTGAAGCACTTATTGATACATTAACACAAGAATATCAAGCTGCAGATTCTTTTATTAAGAAGAGAAAGATTGGTAAAGAGTTAACTAAACAAAAAAGTTTACTAAACAACTTAAAAAACAAACCTTCAGTAGAAAACTTAAATACAAATCTTTCTGAGTCATTAATTTCATTTGCAGCAATGGCTGAGAGCTATGAAGTTAAAGCACAGGCTGAAGATACCTATAAAGCTTTTCTACAGATTATAAAAGATAGAGATTACACTGATTCAAAAGGGAATGTAAAAATTAATGATGAGGGTCAAGAAGTTGGAACTGGTAGAGGTAGAGGTCAAAACTCAAGAATATATCAAAGAGCACTTAAGTGGATGAAGATGGTATATTATAATAATGATAATGATACTAAGACCTGGTTTGATAAATTTTCAAAAGGTTTAATTACAACTACATCACTTGCATATGTAGGATTTAACGTTTTTGGTAACATTAACAACTATGTTATGGCACGTGTAAACAATGCTATAGAAACAGCTGGAGAAAGATTTTTTAAGAGAAGAGCAATGTATAGAGCTACTGCAAGATTTAATAGTAGACTTCCTAGAGATATTATGAGTGGTTTAGCTAATAATATGGATGGAGATAGAAAGTGGAAAGATGGAAATAATAGAGGAAAATATTTAGCTATGGTTCAGTTGTTAAGAATGATGGATGATAAAAAAGACATCCGTGAATCTAATATAGAAGCTGACTCTGCTTCAGTACGTGGTACAGCTAAAGATATGTTTTCAGATATGAATGCTGATAATGTAATTAGATTTACTAAGGCTGCTTTTGATAGATTTCATGAGATTGGATATATTCTTCAGGATGCTGGTGAGTTTAATGTACAAACTAAAGTTGGACATGCAATTGTTGAGTCTACTACTATGAAAAATAGTAAGACAGGAGAAACCCTTTCTTTATATGATGCTTTCTCATGGGATAGTACAAAACTAGAACTCAAGCTAAAGGATGGTTTTGACACTGTAATATTTTACAATCCTGGAACACCAAAATTACATAACAAAGAATTTAAGATAGGTGAGAAGGGACACAGGTTTAAAACATTTGATGATGTAAGAAAAGAAATAAGAAATTATATACGTGAGGTAAACAAGCAGATCCATGGTAACTATGCTCATGAAGATAGAATGGTTATTCAATCACACGCATTAGGTCAACTAGCAGCACAGTTCCATAAGTGGGTTATACCTGCATACAAAGCTAGATTCCGTCCTGAATATTTTGATGAGAACTTAGGATGGTTAGAAGGTAGATACCTTACATTTTTTAATTTTATGAAGTATGCTTTCAAGAATATAGGTCATATAGGATCTATTGCATCTAACTATAAGGAGTTTAATGGTGAGAAGGGTATGATGAAACTACAGAATGTTAATAGAGTTATAGGAGAGATGGCAATCATCATGACTGTATTTATCATTAAAACTTTACTCTCAAATGCTCTAGGTAATGATGATGATGATGAGAGAAATGTATATGCAGTAACTCTACGTTCTAGAACACGAAAGGGTGTGGTAAGATCTAGATTAGAAAATGCACTATTATATCAAGCAAGTAGACTACATAAAGAACTTATATTATTCTCTCCTTTAGTAGGTGTACCTGTCTATGGTGGGGGTCTACAACAGATGTATCAAATGTGGAAGTCACCTCTTGCTTCAACTAGAACATTAGGTGAACTTGGACAAGCATTAGAGATGACTGTTGGTACAGGCTTAGCTTACTTATATATGGACTCAGATAGCTTTAGAGAATCAGAATTCTTCTATGAAAGAGGAAAGAGGAAAGGACAACTTAAACTTAAAAAAGAATGGGGTGATGCCCTTCCTATTCTCTATACTATAAACAGATGGAAGTCTTATGATAATGCAAAAGATTTCTTTATTAAATAAAATTTAATATTCTTTTAATACTCTCTTAATATGTAGTTAATATCTACTTCTTATATTATAATATGAAGAAGATAGATATAACTCCAGCAATTTATATAGCAGTAATGGTTGTTATGTTTGTGATAGGTACTTTTATATAACCTCACAAGCACCACCAGCACAAGCTAGTTCACCTTTAAGATCTGTATTATCTGCAAGTTCTACAACTTTGGATAGATCAACAGATTTTAAAGTTTCTAGCAATTCCTCATACTTCTCTTTTGTAATGTCTTCAAAAGGAGCTTGAGTATATGTACCACCATCATATGGTAATACAGATAGACCATTATAGTGTTTTCTATTATCCCACATCCAGTTACCGGCTTTTTCCCACTCTTCTTCCTTAAGTGATATTGTAGCGGATACATTGTGAGAGTTAGAACCTCTTCTGTGTCCAGGAGCAATCCACTCTTGTGATATCTTTTTTACTCTTTCAAGTAAATCAAATGGAGATTCTGTTCTAAGTATAGATCCTTCAGGTGCCATTTGGGGTATGCTAATTATAGCAGTATCAGCAGGTCTAAAGAAGCAGTCTTCAATAAGTTCTGGATGATTTGTAAGCAAGTATGTATAGATAGCTTCATTCTTTCCTACACGTAGCCTTCTTACATAGTAATCATTATGCCAAGCGTGTATACCAGATGAAGTTCCTAGGGTTAAGGATGTAGTACCTGCAGGCTTTACGGTAGTGCACCTTGCAGAAGATTTTATATTTAGTAGTTTTGCAACTCTTGCATTCTCCTTTTTTACTATAAGTGCTGACTCAGAAGCATTAAGATTTAAGACTTTACCACTTCCAATACCAGTCATAGATATACCAATAAGTGCATCTTTTTCTGTAGTTTCTTTCCATATCTGTCTGAGGTAGTGGAAGTTAGTATAACTAGCCTGGAGTGTTCCAATAAATGTTGCAGCTTTTACCCTTTCATTCAAATCTTCTTGAGACACTACATTTGATACGTTTACCTCACATAAGTTACAGAATTGATAAGGACGTAGTGCTATCTCACAACAAGGATTAGTTCCCCAGTCTTTGTCATTATTTAAGTATATACCAGGCTCACCTGCACCAGACAACTCAACACGTTTCCATAGATCCATAAAGAACTTCTTAGTTATTTTATGTCTCATTAATACAGCAGAGTTATTAGCTCTACCACGTTGTGGATTATGCTCCCACCATGCTCCTGATTTAGCACCAATCATTTGATCATCATCTGCACTAAATAAACTAATAAGAGCAGCACGTCTAATACCACCAGCAAGTACAGCATCAGCAATATGACATACCATATCATGCACCTCAAGTGTAGTTAACTGATCACCATTTTCTTTTGCACTTAATAATCCTTCAAGTTTAAGTAAACATTCTTTAAGTGGTTGTGGGCCTGGAGCTTTACCACCTGACGTAACTAACCTTGCACCTTTAGGTCTTATATCAGAATAGTCAAAGATAACTTTAGACGATCTACCATTCATGTAAGACTTTACAAGTACTTTAACTGCATCAGCCCAACCCTCAATAGAGTCACCAATTAAATATCTTTTAGTTCTTTTTGCATATGGTTTATTAATCTGTGGTAACTTTTCTATATGATGTTTTTGAACAGAATAACCAACACCTGTACCACCAAGTAATAAAAACATTATCTCACTAAATGATTCAACAGAGTCAACAGGAAGATATGCACAGTTGTAGATTCTATTAGGAGAAATTTCAATTGGCTTACCACCAAACTGCATAGATCTCATAGAAGGCAAAACCTTTTTATCATAGACAAATTTATACACCTCTTCTATTTCTTCCTTAAGATCAGGAAATTTCTTCAAATGCATGCTTTTATTTCTTGTTACTAATTCTTCCCATGTTTCTCTTCTATTAAGTTCTGGGATATATTTTGCATATTTCATATGTACTGTTATGTCACTAAGGATTTTGTTACTTCTGTTCATTTTATTTTTTTTTTATTAGATTAATATTAAGTAGGGACTTATAAGATACTTAAAATAAATTTTATTTCTATATAATATAACAGATAAATTTATAGAATAAGAACTTTCTTTTCTTAAATCATTTTTGTATATTATATATGTATATAAAATAGTTTACAAATATAAGAATTGTTTCTAAGTAATGGCTGATAATACTACAAATATGGAACTTATGTCACTAAGAATGGATAATATGGAAAAAAAGCTAGAGGAAATAGATGAAAAACTAGATGCTTTAACAAAAAAATTATTAGATCCAGATGATGGTTTTGTTACAAGAGTAAATAAAAACACTGCTTTCAGAAGACTAAGAGAAGAAGAAATGCCTTATTTAGATGAAATGATTGAAGACTTTAATGATGTAAAGAAGTGGAAAGATAATGTTTCAAAAGCATTATGGATACTGTTTACTGCTATTGTTGGTGTTATAATTAAATTAATATTTTTTGCATAATGGCAGCCCCAACTCCGCAACATACAGCATCAGGATCTGTTACGACAGACTTCTTTCAACAGACATCATGTTCTTCTGCTGATACCTGGACAACTTTAATACCACAAAAGGCTATTCCTTCTGGTGTTAAAATAGGAAGAGCTGAATCAAGAAGGAAATTAGGGATGATATCATTTCATCATACAACAACAGGAGAACCAATTAAATTTGGTATAAGAGTGCTAAATAAGCTAACTGGTGCTGTAGGAACAGAGTTTATGTTAGTATATGAGGATTATGTTACATCACAAGAAGAAAGAATGAGTGATGTAGATATAATACAGGGGATGGATAAAAAAAGTTGTAAAACTTTTGATTTTTCAAAATTTGAATATATCTGGATTAATTATGAATTACAGTATTATTCATCTAAAACATCAGGTTTTATAATAAATTGTAATTTACAAATAAGCTAATATCATGGCAAAAGAACTAAATGAAGACACAAGTTTTAAGGTAAGTATAAAAACACTTATAGGTATTGGTTTTGGTATAGCCACTATTGTAGGAATGTGGTTTGCTTTGCAAGCAGATATTGAAGAGGCTAAAGAATTACCAGCACCTCCTGATCCTGAAGTAACACGCATGGAGTTTGATATGAAAGATCAAATGATCCGTGGAACCATTATGAATACACAAGATGATGTTAAGGAGATAAAAGAAGATATTAAAAGAATAGAAGAAAAAATAGATAAACTAAAATAATGGCAAAGAGACAAAAAAAATTATTAACCTATATTTCTAAGAAGAGAAAGAAAAGACCTGGTGTACATAGTAAAAATGCATCTAGAAGTCAAAGTAAGAGAAAAAAGAAATATAGAGGCCAAGGCCGTTAAACTAAAAGATTATGAGAGACCAAGTATGGAAAATATTTTTGAGTTATTTATTTGTATTGTTTTTATTGTTTGCCTCATCAGATGCTTATTCACAGATTACAGCAATACATTTTAATGCTGGTTGGAATGACGCAAATGGTGTAACTTGGTTTAGTAAGTTAAAGGAATGTGAAAAGAAAAAGCTTTCTATAGATAAAGCTGGTATACAGAAAAAATATAATATAGCAGTAATACCTACTATTATAATATTTAAAGATGGTGAGGAAGTTAAACGTTTTCAGGCAGACCTTAGTTTTAAAATGGTAGCTACTAAAGAAGAGATACAAGAGTTTATAGATGATTTAATAATGAGTGAATTTTAATATGAAAAGAATTTTATTTATAGTATTTATTATGATGTCACAATTTGTGATGTCTCAGCCTTCATACGTAGTTGTTGAAGCACAATATGATTCTTGGGGACCTCAAGAGTCTAGTTTTTATATGACTAATAATCAAGGAGATACAATATATGAACACACACCAACACAACCTTATGAATACTTACTAGATACTGTATGGACTAATGCGGGTCAATATACAGCATTCTTACTAGATCAATATGGTGATGGTTGGCAAGATACAGACACAACAGGATATTTTAGAACATGGAATAGTTGTCAAGATACTATAGTAGAGTTTATATGCAGCCCTACTAATTACTTTTCAATGGAGGTTATAAACTTTAACTTAGGACCATGTCTACCTAATGGACCACCTCCAACACCATGTTTTCCTGCAGCACTAATAATAAATTTAGATCAGTATCAGTCAGAAACATCCTGGCAGATAACCGATTCTTTAGGTACTATAGTAGCTTCAGGTAGTGGTTATGGATCTCAACCAGACTATGGACAAGTGGTAGAACCACTATGTTTACCAGAAGGAGACTTAAATCTTACAATGTTTGATTCATATGGAGATGGATTACAAGGCTCTCTTTGGCAAGGTCAAGATGGATCATACTTTTTAAAACAGTGTGGAGACACACTTGTAGCAGGTACTGACCCTGCTTTTGGTACAGACACAACACATGTCTTTACTATAGGTGAATGCCCTCCTATATATGGGTGTACAGATGATGATTATGTAGAATGGAATCCGTTTGCAGATACTGATGATGGTAGCTGTCAAACATTAAAAGTATTTGGGTGCATTGATCCAGATGCATTTAACTATGATTCTACAGCTAACACAATGGACCTAGTTCCACAATGTGAGTTTACACTAATACTGCATGATCTGATGGGTAATGGTTGGGTTGGTTCAAATTTACAATTAGAGTTGCCTGATACGTCTTTTAATTTTACTCACACAGGTGGTTTCAATGATGAATACCAATTTACAATAGATGCTCCGGATCCTGCAGTATTCAGATTTAATATATCTCCTCAAGCATCTCTAACAACTATTGAGTGTGGGTTTACTTTACTTAATCCAGAAGGTGATACGCTAATAAGTGTGCAACCTCCATTTATACAACCATTATTTCCTTATGGGTTTATCACTAATTGTGGTAATACGTGTATAGAAAAGATATTTGGGTGTACAGATAGCCTAGCTTTAAACTATTATGATGAGGCTAATACAGATGATAGCTCTTGTTACTATGTGGCAGGATGTATGAACCCACTGTATTTAGAATATGATACAGCTGCTGATTATGATGATGGATCATGTGCAACTTTAATTGTTGCAGGATGCATGGACTCAACAGCTCTTAACTATGATCCGCTAGCAAACGTAGAGATACCAGGATCATGTGTAGCAATAGTAGAAGGATGTATGAATCCTTTAGCATTTAACTATAATCCTAATGCTAATGTTGATGACTCAACGTGTGTACCTGTTGTTGATGGTTGTACAAATCCTATTGCACTTAATTATGACTCAACTGCTAATACAGATGATGGTTCTTGTGTATTACCAGTACCAGGGTGTACAGACCCTAATGCATTTAATTACAATCCCCTAGCAAATGTGGATGACTCAAGTTGTGTTGATATAGTATATGGTTGTACAGATGCTTCTGCCTTTAACTATGATCCTTTAGCCAATGTAGATAATGGTTCTTGTGAACCTTTTATCTTTGGTTGTATGGATTCTACTATGTTTAACTTTAATCCACTAGCCAATACAGATGATAACAATTGCATTCCTTTTATTTATGGGTGTACTGACCCTAGTATGCTTAACTATAACTCACAAGCTAACACAGAAGATTTTAGCTGTATTCCTTACATTTATGGTTGTACTGATAGTACTGCCCTTAATTATGATCCGTTGGCTAATACTGAGAATGGCTCTTGCATTGAAGTGGTTACAGGGTGTATGGACCAAGATGCGTGGAACTATGACTCTGTAGCAAATGTAAATGATCCTGAGTCATGCTTATATGATGCTGGTTGTATTACGGGCCCTGGTAATCCTTATTGGTTAAATGATGATTGCTATGCATGGGTTATTAGTGTAGATAACTATTGCTGTGATGTAGAGTGGGATGAAACATGTCAACTAACATATGACTACTGTGGTACAACGTGGACTGGACCAGAGCCACCAGCAAGAATAGGAATAGAAGCAATTATATTATATCCAAATCCAACACCGGGTATAGTTAATATAAAAGGAGAAAATGTAAATATAAAAGTATATAACCATCTAGGTAAGTTAATTATAACTGAAACAAATGCAACAAGGTTAGATCTTTCTAACTATGCTGATGGTATATATCATTTACACATAACATTAAATGATAAAACAATTATTAAAAAAATTATTAAAAATTAAAACTATGCAAACAACAAATAGACAATCAATGGAGCGTTATGCTGCAAAAACAGCAGAAAATACTAGAGAAGTATATATGCCCAGAAATACAGTTATAGTAGAAGGTGGACAAGGTATAAAATGCGTAACAGGACATATATATAAAATATATGCTATAAAAACATCCACTATAGAAGCAGCAGCATCTGACTGGGATGTTTTAGGTGCAGCAGGTACTTCAGGTGCTGGACTAACTGACTATTCCGCTGATATAAAACTTGCTATTAGTCAAGAAATATTAGGTAGATTTAAGACAATAAAATTGGCTGCTGGTAGTAGTGCAATATGTTATGCAGCAGCAGGAACTTCTATGGAAGTTTTATAAAAATAAAATTATGAGAATTATATTAATAGTCATATTATTTTTAGTTTCATGTGTAGCACCAAAAAAGTGTTGTGCTCAGAATCCATTTGATGGTTTCTTTAAGTATTCAACTTTTTATACAGCTGTTAATGGAGGTAACTCTATTTCAGATCAGAGTATATTTTCCGTTACAACCGGACTGCTAACAGAAGATATTGTAAAAACACCATTTGACTATTCAGCAACGTTTGGAGTACGAAAGATACAGAGATTCCAGTATGAACCTGCAACACCATTTAAAGATGGAACAGAGACTTCATATAACGATGCAGCTACATTAGGTAGACTTAAAGGTAAGTTTGAGTACCTATTTGAAATAGATTTAAGACGACAACAAGGCATTAGGTATATAGACCAACAACACTTTGTTAGGTATGTAGCTGACAAGTGGATGACGAAGGTGCAGTATATACAAGATGGCTTTGCAGACATAGAGTATTTCCAAGCATCACAAAGACTTAGGTTACTTTCAGATAAAAAGCTCTCTTTTAACATAGGGGCATGTCAGAGAATCTCACAACCATATGGGTTTGATCCTTTGTCTATTTGGTTGCTAGACAATGGTGGTATTCACTATACGTACCTAGCAATACAGGAAGGATACTCTGTAGATGTATACAATAGTGAGTATTACGATCCAAGTGGTAACTTAGTAGCAACGTCCCCAGAGGTTTGGGAAGAAGTGGTGATCCCCGGTGTTATCTCAGACTATGTTAGAGATGAGAAAGATAAACTTGCTAGGCAATGGGTACACTCTCTGATCATTGGATTTGACTATTATACTTATAAGAAAGACTTCTGGTTACATTCCTGGGGTAACTTGCTTCCTTATCACTATAATGATGGTGGTCAGTATTCTTATCATAACTTCAATGACGGTGAACAATGGTTGGACTACTCTACTGGAATGATCTTTGGATACAAGATAACAAAGAACCTAGGGACCTTTGTTGAGGGAGTATATAATAAGTACTGGGACAGAAAGTGGTACGATTTTAAAGTGGGTATTAACTATTTAATAAGATAAATTATGGCAAAGAAAAAAAAGAAAAAAGCTAAAAGAGATGCTTGTTACAATAAAGTAAGAGCAAGATATAGTGTATGGCCTTCAGCTTATGCATCCGGTGCATTGGTAAGATGTAGAAAAGTTGGTGCTGCTAACTGGGGTAATAAATCTAAAAAGAAAAAATAATGGCAGTAAAAAAAACAAAAGCTAAAAAATTTAAAGTGCATATGATGTATAGCAAATCAGGTAAAGCTGTTAAAGCTGGTACATATAAAAAGCATTTAGAGTTAAAGAAGAAAGGTTACAATCATGATAAGCGTAGACTTAAAAAGAAAAAATAATGGCTAAAGAAAGCTTACATAAATGGTTTAGTAGAAACAAAGGAAAAGGTTGGATAGATTGTAAGACCGGTAAACCTTGTGGAAGAAGATCAGCAAAGGGTGGATCTAAGAGACCATACCCTGCTTGTAGACCAACAAAAGCACAATGTAATTCTGCAGCTAGAAAAAAAACTGGCCCAAAGAGGATCAGCTGGAAAAAACGTAAAACTAAAAAAAAGTAGAAATAATGAATAAAAGATATTATAAAAAAGGTGGTCAAAAAAAGACTGCATGTATAGGCAAAGTAAAAGGTGTTGACGTATGCGCTTTAACAATGAGACAACAAAAAACACTTGAAAAACATTCTGTGCATCATTCAAAAAAGCACATAGCAATGATGGTTAATGCTATGAAAAATGGAGCATCATTTGGAGCTTCTCATAAAATGGCACAGAAAAAAGTTGGAAAATAATGCCTAAGAAAAAAGATCCTAAAAAAGGCACTGGAAAGAAACCTAAAGGGTCTGGTAGAAGACTTTATACTGATGAGAATCCAAAGGATACTGTTAAGATAAAGTTTGCTACTCCTGCTGATGCACGTGCAACTGTAGCTAAGGTTAAAAAAATTAAAAAACCTTTTGCTAGAAAGATACAGATTTTAACTGTTGGAGAGCAACGAGCAAAGGTTATGAAGAAGATGCAGGTTGCTGCAATATTTAAAAGAGGTAAAGAAGCAATAAGAAAAAAAAATAAGAAAAATGTCAAAAAGAAGTAAAAAAGGTGGAATGTCAGGCTGTACAATCAAGAATGGTTGTAAAAGCAAGTCAGGTGGTCTTACTGCTAAGGGCCGTAAGATGATTAATAGAAAAACTGGGTCTAAACTTAAAGCACCACAGCCTGGAGGTGGACCACGTAAAAGATCTTTTTGTGCAAGAAACCTAGGTCAGATTAAAAAGTTTAGAATAGATTGCAGAAAGACTCCTAAGAAAAGAGCTTGTCTAGCAAGAAAAAGATGGAAGTGCTAGATGGCAAAGAAAAGATTAGATATTAAGAAAGCTATAAAAAAGCCTGGCTCACTAACTGCTGCTGCCAAGCGTAAAGGTATGACTATAGCACAATACTGCAAGAACCCACCTAGTAAAAAGGCCGGTTATAGATGTAGATTTGCTAAGACACTTAAAAAAATTGCTAAAAAACGTAAAAAGAAATGAGATCTGGAGAAATAAAAACAGTATTCCATAGGATAGAATCAGCAGGTACTTTACAAGTTATTGGTAATGCGGGTCCTTCAGGTGATCATGAAGATGGAACTAAGGTAAATAAAATCACCATATGTAATATTAATCCTTGTGCAGCAGGTTTACTACTTACCGTAGCTTTTATAAAAGGATCATTAGATGATTCATCAGCTCTTGTCCCTGTCAATAATGGATTTTATATATATTATCAAAAACCTTTAGCTTTAGGTGAGACACTGACGATAGATAAGTATTATTTTGATAGAGCTTTCTCTTATGTAAAAGGATCTCCTAGTGATACAAAAGCTGAAGAGGACTTGCAAATTGCATTTAGAATAGATATACCACCAAAGGGCGGAGAATGTGTAGTAAGTGGAGTAAAACCTGCTATAGATGTGCATATTACAAAATAATTTTGTATATTATAATATAACAATAATGATGATAGTGATTAACTATGTGGAGTATATTTAAAGATAAAAATGACATTAATGAGAAAGCTGTAGTAGGTTTTGCCTCTTTTATATTAATGGTATTATTTGCTATTGCTGATCTTATTACCGGCCTATCTGGGATGGAGCTTGTAATAAACGATGTTATATATAATAGTTTTGTAATAGTAACCCTAGGTAGTTTTGGAATTAGCTCTCTAGAAAAAATTAAAAACAAATGAAAGAATTCATATGTAGAATAGTGTGTTTGATAACGTTTAACACTGTATCACTAAAGTGGTGCGCAGACAAATGTTGTGGAAAAAATGATGATTGTTTAACTAAAAAAGATTAAAATTATGCCAGCAAATATGAATAAACCTTACAGAAATGGTGGAGGTTCTAAGAAAAAAATGAAAAGAACAAAAAGAAAGTATGGTACGGGTGGAACAGCAAAACCTATGGAATATGGTAATGGTGGAGCTTATGGACGTAGAATGGCACGTATGGGCACAGGTATGTCTATGCCTAATGATGTTATGAATATGGTTAGAGCTGCAAAAGGTAAGCAGATGAAAGGTGCCATGAAGTTATTTAATGCTCTAGCAAAAAAGCTAGGTAAAAAAGTAAGGTAATGGGATTTAAAGGATCAAGAAGAAGCACAAGATCAGCTGCAAAAGGAAAACTCCTTCCAAAGGCGGGCCATGGTGGACAAAAAAGTCTACTAACAAAGCTGTCTATGCCATCTAGACCTGCAAAAAAAGCAGGTGGATGTGGTTGCGGAGGACAAACACGTTAATATATGAGTATTTTAAAAAAGATCTTTAGTTCCGCTGGAGGTGATCTAGTTGAATCTGTTGGTGGTGTATTAGATAATCTAATCACTAGTAAAGAGGAAAAGCTAGAAGCTAAAAGAAAACTAAAGGAACTCATCTTGAGCCATGAGGCTGAGATGGAGAAACAAATAACTAACCGCTGGACTGCAGACATGAACTCAGACAGCTGGTTATCTAAGAATGTAAGACCAATGGTGCTTATATTCCTTATTGTTTGCACAATGTTGTTAATATTTATTGACGCAGGTGCAATAAGCTTTGAAGTAGAGGAGAAATGGACTGACCTGTTACAACTTGTTTTAATAACAGTTATTGGTGCATACTTTGGAGGAAGATCAATAGAAAAGGTAAAGAAGAAGTAATGTATACCTATAATATTGAATTAATACGCTGCATAGATGGTGATACTGTTGATGCTTATATAGATCTAGGCTTTAGTGTTAAAGTTAAGAAACGTATAAGACTGCATGGTATTAATACTCCTGAGTCAAGAACAAGAGACCTTGAAGAAAAAGCAAGAGGGTTAGCTGCCAAAAACAGACTTAAAGCTATACTAGAAGGGGCCAAATCAATACAACTAAATTCCTTTGGTGTAGGTAAGTATGGTAGATGTCTAGGTGAATTACACGTAGATGTGTTAGATGGTAAAGAATGCATAACTCTAACAAATGTAAATCAATTATTAATCACTGAGGGACATGCTGTAGCATACCACGGTGGCAAAAGAAAATAGAATGAAAATAGATTGGATAAACGGCTTTGCAGCTGGTAACAAGAAAGAAAAGTACTATCTAGAGTTTAGATTAGGTACTTTTACTATATTAGAATTAAAGTGGGAATCAAAGAAGTTCAGATTTATGATCTGTAATCTAGGATTTGAGCTATAATTTTAGTATATTATAATGTATGCCAGCAAAGAGAAACTATAAAAGGGAATATAAGAAGTTCCAGTCCTCTACTAAAGCAAAAAAAGATAGAGCGGCTAGAAATAAAGCCCGTAGGCAGGGTCTCAAGGTTGGTAAAGTACGTAGGGGAGATGGAAAAGATCTTCATCACCCAAATGGACCACGCTCAAAAAAGACGGTAGTAATGTCATCTTCTAAGAACCGTGGTAAGAAAGAGAAAAGTAGAGTAAAGGGTAGTAAAAGAAACTACCCTAAAACTAGAAAAAAAAGGGTTTAACAAATAAAAAATTAAAAAAAAATGGCATCATCAGTAACAACACAACTAACTATCAGTTCCAATAATGCAACAAGTGATACCTTGAGCATAGTAGTAAACAAAACATTATCAACTAAAGAACCTATTATAGGTATTGCAAGAGTATCTGTAGGAACAACAGCTGTAGAAGTATTTGCAAAAACTGTGACAGATATAACTTATGCATATCTAAAGAATACACATGGTACACACACAATTACTGTATCAGACTCAGTTGCTCCAACAGCATTCTTAACTTTAAGTCCAGATGAATTTGCATTCATACCTATAAAGGCCTCTGCTGGATTAAAATTAACTTCATCAGGAGCTGGAGCTGTAGTAGAGTACGCTCTATTCACTAAGAGTTAAGACATTCTCAATTAAATATTGTTGAGCCCATTCATATGCGGAAGCTGGATGGTTGAATAGTTTTCTTTTTCTTTTCAACCATCTGGCTCCTTGCTTTTCATAGATAGCCATTTCCCACTTTTGTTTGTTATATACGTTGATTTTCTTTTTTACAGGGTGACAAGACACCCAGATCTTATTTTCTAATAAATATAGTATGTCATCTTTTTCCATTTAAAATATATATCTTATAGTGTTTATATTAAAATACGTGGAGTATATCTTTTTGAAATCTCCAAGTAATCTCTTCTTATGTGCCAGAGGATAGCGCATTACTCCTGATGCATTCTTTGCTTCTCTAGAATACTTCATGATCTCACGTGCCTCATCACTAGCTTTTATCATTTGATTAACATGATTAGTAAGTGCAATAACTTCACACTTGTTCTCTCCTGCATAAGCGTTGACTTCAGAGAACAGATCATTATACTCTTCTCTCCAACCAGGATAAAACACCAGGGGACTGTAGTTTAAGTGTACTTCCCATCCTAGCATCTTAAGTCTATCCACATCTTTTATTCTAGAGTGGATCTTCTGCATCTTAGGTTCAAGAATATCTGAATACTTCTGAGGCATCAAGCTTACCCTCACTCTTGGTGGTTTTTTGAAATGATTCACATCAAGTTTAAGTAATCCTGGATACTTAGTAGCCATAGTACTATTTAACCGGGGATGGTCATCAAAGCGCTTAAGGTAATCATGTAAAGGTTCAGGCATAAACTTTTGCATCAGAACTAAATCTGAGTTACAAGCTATGTCTACCATTGTATATACTGGATCTTGCTGGTTAGGTACTTTAGTATACCCGGCTTCCCAGTCAAGCACAGACTTAAATATGTCATTAACGTTTTGGTTTACAAAAACTCTTTTACCATTATATCTTGCCATATAACAATAGGTGTTCACACAGCCCCCCATACATCCGTAGATTATATTGGGAGCTATGCAATCAGAACTATTATTGTTGGTCTTTGTAACGAGAGTCTTTGTCTTTTGGTATTTGACTGCCATTATCTATCTCTTTACTTATTATATTAAAAGCAACAATAAGAATTATAAAAAAAATTATATGGCCAATAGTCATTCTTTTACCTTAAAAACTATTGTAGGAACCCACTCTGGTGGTTCTCCTGGATCATAATTACTTTCATAATGATTACTTTCTTCTAGGATTTCATAATCCTCTTTTAAATAATCTGTTACTTTTTTCCAAACTTTTCCAGGTACAATACCACGGCCATATCTAAACTTCATAATAAGTTTATCTTCCTGCTGATTGTACCTTATACTAGGAGAGTATTGATTATATTCATTTACTTTTAGAACATGTTCTATGATATAATATTCTAAATCATCAACGTTTGCAACTTCATCTTTATTCCAATCCATTACCATTCAATCTCTTTATGACCTAACTCTCTTAGATTCTTATTAATATTTATAAATAGATTACCTGAATCCCATTTACCTCCTCTATATGCAGCCGCAGCTGGATGAACTACAAAATGTTTGTGATGATCATTAGAAATAGATTTAGCAAATGGTTTTGCTTTAGCACCCATAAATACAAACTGAAGATTGTTAGGATGATCAGCTAAAATATGTGCAAATATACATTGACTCCAATGTTTCCATATATTAACATGAGCTCCTATGTTATCTACTTCACATGTAAGTGCGGTGTTTAACATAAGCACGCCTTGCTTAGACCATCTACTTAGATCACAGTCTCTGGTTGCATCTGGATACTGTGTTTGTAGTTCATCAAATATATACCTCAACGATGGTTGTTCCTTATTAGTCTTTGAACAACTAAATGCTATTCCGTCAGCAACTCCTTCTTGAGGGTATGGATCTTGTCCAACAATAACAACTTTAAGATCTCTATATGGGCACATCTCATATGCTTTAAGTAAATCAGGAAATTTTGGTGTAAACTTCTTACCATTATCAACTTCCTTAGCTAACGCTAGTAGTGGATCAGAGAATGCTTTAGAATTTACTATATTCCAAAGCGCCTCTACCCAACCTTCATATGGACTCTCAGCAGCATCTGAGAGCTTATTCATAAATTTTTCTTGAATTTCTTTAACGTCCATCTTTATCTCTATTAATATTTTTATCAATACCCTTCTCTATCTGAGAAGCTATATATATGCCAGCAAGTATTCCAGCTGCTAATACAAATATGTGAGTTGTTATGTATATTGTTTCCATAATTTTTGTTTTTTAATTAAAGGTTTTCCACAGCAAAGACAATCATCATACTCTTCTCCTTGCGGTTGTATATTATATACTTTACAATGTTTACATCTTATAACTTTATCTTTATTCATATGTTTAATTTTAGTACACCCAGTAGGACTTGAACCTACAACCTACAGCTTAGAAGGCTGTTGCTCTATCCAATTGAGCTATGGGTGCATAAAGGGCCCAGCAAGAAAATTACAAAGACGCCAGGCCCTCAAACAACAACACTTTACTTTTTAAGATTATTTAATCTATCTAGTTCAAAGTCAAGATGATTCTTGGCTTTTACTATATCTTCTATATGTTTATCAATATCCTCCATACCTTGTTCATATTTTTTACCACAACGTAAAAGGTATGCAACAGAGTTACCAACATTATAGGATAGGTCAAAGTCTTCAACAACTTTGCGTGCTTCATAACCGTAAGTTTTTCCTATATAATAGTTAGGAATCTTTTTTTCTGAGTAATCTACTTTTTCTTTTTCCATTTGTTCTTTATTTATTTTATTAAACTCCTCAAAGGTGTAGCTTTTATTGAATTCAAACCCAGGAGGACAACTCATTGTTACTTCAAAATCTATTGGTTTTTTATGATTAGTGACAGAATAACCGTAGTTATTACAGACTCTGCCCATATCCCAGTAATGTTTATTTTTACCTGTTAGTTTACAGATCAAATATATTAGCAGCTTGATCAAACGTGCTTTCATCTAATTCTATTTCTTGAGGAATATCTACATCATCCTCTGGTTCTTTAACTTGGTCCCTGTTTTGTAATTGAGAGTTACTTAGTAGCTCTGCAACCATAAACTCATGAAACTTAGATTGCTTTTCCATCCACGTTCTAGGATGATTAACCTTAAATGCATGAGTAACATGATTGTAAAACATCCATGCGGTATCTGGATCTACTCCATAGTTATATGAAGGATCAGACATCTCAGCCTTTACAATGCTTAGTTGTTGTGAGTCAATAAGTTTCTCATCAATAAACAAACGCCCAGCAAACTCAGCCTGCTCCTTAGTAGATAAAGAAACATTTTTCATTTCATCTTTATCTTGTATTAGTTGAGCATAACTATGTTTAGCTTGACCCAGTTGTCTAGCAATAGTAAGAGCAATGTCTGCATTAGCAGTTCCAGTATGTTTACGACCGTAGTTGGCCATATCTCCCTTAATCATTCCATTATTGCAAACAAACACATAAGCACCTATCCCGCATTGGAACCTTGTGCTTTTGTCATATGAATTAGTCCAGGCAAACATCATACCTAACTCTGAGTCAGAGCTATTTGTATTAATATGATATATACCTTGCGCTACATTAGCATTCAGGTTAGACCTGAAGACACTTTTGGTTATCTTCAGGTTGTGCTGATCTAGTAGCTTCTTTGTATGATCCATTACTTCCTTGTGAGAGACAACGGTATATGTCTTTCCATGGCTTGGTAATGGGGCAGTTTCTAGATAAGTCTTAGAGACTTGAGTTGGTTTTGAATGTCCCATATTTTTTCTTTCAAAGTTAATAAAATTATTTAAATAAATCAAGCTGTCCACAGCTTATTCCTAAGATATTATCTATCTCTTTTTCAATAGCTTGCTGATAATATTTATAGTTAATATCATAGGTATCCCACTTAGGGTTCAGAGTCATCTTATTATAGACTGTAGCTAACCATGGACCTGACTCAAGTTGAATCATACGTCCATCATTTTTGTTTACCTTAATAAGCTTACTACCTCTATTAGAGATATAATATCTATTTATCTTTTGTAAATTGTCAACAGTAAGATTGTTATCTTTAAGATACTGTGATGTTACCTGCCAACCACTGTTAGTTTTACTACCTATACAATAATCCAGAATGTTTTGATTCTGTTGTAAATATACTTGTGGTAAAACACCGTTTACAAAATATTCATAGATACCTTTTGGAATAACTAGTTTAGACTTATTCTTATGCATAGCTAGATCTGTAAACTCAAACCTACCTTTACATTTAACAGGAGCATAGTAGAATTTATCCTTATCTGTTTTAAATAGATAATGAGGATTCTTCTGCTTAAGTTCTCTAAACTTTGTTAGATCTGTCTCAATATATTTAAAGATACCAATATAGTTATTGACATCACCAAATACAATCTTTTGATACTGATCATGCTCAAGTTGCAACATAGTTATCTCTTCCCATTTCTTACATACCTTCATATAAGTTTCAATAGCAGTTTTAGGAATCATAGTCTCTATACCATCTGTATTCTGCATAATAGCAATGGCCTCTGGTATTGCTTCCATGATCATCTCATAAAGCATCATCAAGGTTAACTGACCATTAATTGTAATACGCATAGTAAACTCCGGATCATATAGAAAAGAATTCTTATCATTAGAAAGACCATATGTACTATTAAGTATAATCTTGTATACATAGTTCATAGGATTACTCTTAGGAATCTTTTTTCTTTCATTAAAGAACCATTCATACTGATCACAAAACTGTTGTGCTGGAAAGTGTCCTGGAGACCATTTATTCTTAATAGCCAAGTTAGGATAGAAGCTTGTAACATCTGAAGACATTATAACCATATCTTCTGTCTCTTCAAACACCCCCGCTCTTGTTGCACCATGTACACCACCTAAGCCAAAGTCTGTTTTAACACCCCGGTATTTTACACTATACTTAAAAGCACCTTTGATACTCAACGGATCAAGTTCAACAGTCCTAAATCTATCAAGAAGACTATTAAACTCTGCTGTCTCAAACTTAATATAAGGTAATATAATATCTTCAAGTTTAATAACACGTCTAAAAGTTCTTAATTGCTTAAGGTCCCGCTTGGGTATATTAAGCTCCTTACTAAGATAGTAACTAAATAACTCTTTAGATATTCTTGGCTCTGATGCATTTAGTAGATTAATACCATAACGTTTAGATAAATCCAATCTTAGTGCAATCAAACTTTTTGATTTATTATATATCTCCTCTGTTGCTTCCACATCATTAATACAATACTCAATGATCATATCAATCTCTTCTTGAGTAGTTATCTCTGTGTCATGCTCAATAGGCATATCAAGAATATTATTCCAATCCATTGTATACTCAATCCATTTAAGACTAGACCGCTTGGCCATATTGTCCCAATGATTAAGTTTGTATACATCAATATGTGGTATCTTTAGATCCCATGGTGCATAGGGCGGAAAGTTTCTATTATTAATTAAGTCAATAGTTTTTTGTGCAAAGTCATAAATCTTCCTTGCAAACACTTCACCTTTACCCCACTGTTCATGGTTCTCCATTATATGGTTGGTTACTTGTCCATCAAAAGCTAATCCATTAAAGGATATGTGAAAAGATCTTTCTTCTACATTTTCTCTCAAGAAATCTATAAAAGAATCAGAATCATCTCTTAGCTCATGAATGACAAAAACCCTTGTATCATTGCTTTTATAATGTTTGAACACTGCAACAAAGCAATTGCATAGTGTTTCATAATCCATGACCCAGTGATTCATACTAATAAAATATAAATGTTAATATCAATGTAACTAATATACCAATAATGCCTATGGTAAATCCTAACATAGCATCATCATAATTATTTTTCATCTTTATCTTTTCTATATTTTTCTTCCCACCTAGTCATATTTTCTATAAGTTGTTTTTGGTTTTCTATTTGATTAGCTTGTCTAACACATATCTTAATCAATCTAAATATAAAATATAAAACCAGTATTGTAGTTAATGCTACCATAATTTAAAATTTTTAGCAAAAGAAAGGGGACCGAAGCCCCCTCTCATTGCATTCACACAAATAAAATAGTTAAGAAACTATGTTAAGATTAGTTGCCTTTGCAGAACTCATGTTCTTGTTATAAGGCTCAGGATCTTTTGTTAAAAATCCTTCAATGTCATATTTATTTTTGCTTATATTGATACCAAAAGTTTCAACAAAGCCTTTGATTTCTTCAGCATCTGTTATATAATACTCTGCATGAGTATCCAGCATAACTCTCTGCTCTTTAATTTCTTTACCGTTAGCTCTTTTACCTACTCTTAGTTTAACCTCATCTCCATTGTCATCTAACTTAGGGACCATGTGATAAGAACCTTTGTAGGTCTTAGATATAACTGCAAGAATTTTACTTCCTGGATCAAATATTGCCTCTACATAAGGACAATCATTTGTTGCAGGCATTAGTTTAAAGGTCTTATATGGACCCCAGTTTGATGTGGTAATGATCATGTTACCACCAAAACTTATTGATTTTTTTGCCATAATTTTATATAGTTTTTAATTATTTTACTCTCAGCAAAGATAGTAATTTTTTATTAAAAATATCCAAATCATCACTCTTTTTCATTGTAAGTTCTTCTTTTTTCAAATTGGGTTTGTCACAAAGTTCAAAGACTTTATATAACAACTCCGGATCTACTGCTAGTTCTTCAGCATACTCATCATGATAAAACTCAGGATGTAAATATGAATCAACATATATAGCAATAGTTCCTTTATCTCCAAAGAAATCTGTAATATTAGTTTTTATTGGCTCACTTATTTTTGAATATCTACCACGTACTATGTGGTTAAAGTCATGACCAATGCCAGACATGTCAAAGACATATACATGTTTTGTAGGACTCACTTGAAAATAGTCTTCAAATTTAGAGTTCTGCAAAAGATATAATGTCTCAAACTTTGCCCAAGCATCAGTCTTCCTTTGTTTATATAAACATATAAATTTTCTATCAACAACACTATAGTAATCTTTCCACGATAAATATGTTTCTACAGGAGTATAATCTACACCCCTGCGTATCCCAAGCAATGGATACAAAAACACTTTACTTTTTTGGAAATATTTACTGTGCATTATAATGTTACTTCATTCACTAAAAATTCATATGGTAAATCAAAATTCATATTATCAATATGATATTTTGCTACATCAAGTGCCTGCTCTAGTCCTACATACCATGAATCCATAGTAGTAGGTCTTACAGGAAAACTATAAATTTGATTATACTTATCTATTACTATAAAGGTAAAGTTTATTTTGTAATCTTTACCCTTATCACCAGCATTTTTTAATGCTAGTACTGAATAAATAGCCGCTTGTAACCAATAATTATAAAATTCTACTGTTTCAGCAAACTCTGTGACACTCTTGCCTGTGGTTTTAAAATCTATTATTCTTATTGTCTTATTCTTATGATCTATTATATATTTATCTATTATACCCTTTAGGCCAAAGTCATAGTTTTGTAATTCACAACTCAGTGCTTTTTCTACAAATGATTCTGTGTCATCAAGTTCAAAGTCAGTTTCATTAGAAGCTAATGCTTCCATAACAGACTTGTTCTCTTTAATTAACTCAACAGAGTCATTGCACTTATTATATATATCCTGATCAATAATATCTTTGCTTGCTGATACAAACAGAAATCTATAGTAATCTTCACATTCAGAAGTACGTACTTTAGCAACACGCTTATCTGAATTTTTTAAAGACTGGTATAGATTTACTTGATGTAAACAATCTAAAATCACATTATCATCTACTTTAGATAATTCCTCCTCATCTGTATGATTTGGTATTAGCTTAAGAACTTTTCTTAATGATTCAGATGGTATTTTACCAGGCACTAATGCAAAGTTATTATCAAATTCTTCAGGTTGTAACAATAGTAAATGAATTAACTTACCCTCAATCAAATGCTTATCCGTTCTCACCTCCCTTTCCTTAAGAATATAATCCTTATAGAAAAGAGATGGTGAAAACTTAAGTCTATTTAAACTTGAATAAGAAAAATCAAAGTTACCATTATCACATTTAGATTTAAAAATGTTTTCTAGTTCTTGATTCTTTTTCATAATTAAAATGGTAAATCATTTTCAGGTTCAGACTTTATTACTGCAGATAAAGACTTTGCTCTAACTTTAGATCTAAAATCTGGTGTTAATGATATAGATGATCTTTCTAACTTAAATGCCTTAGAAGCATATAAACCTGTAGCTCCTTGTATAACTTTTTCAAATAACAAATCAAGCACATGTTCCATTGCTGGCACAGTTAAAGCATCATCTTGAATTAATAAGTCAATTAATCTTTCATATCTATGAGAAGTTCCATGCTGATAGTTTGTGTTATCATGATACTTTTGAAACTTTTGTCTCAAGGATTTGAAACCAACCTGATTCCATACTTTAGTACCTTTCATTCTCTCACCAAAATGAAAGAATATCATACCAAGATATGTCTCAGATCCTTCTATCTTTGCATTTGCCATCATAGTCATAGCCACACCAACATCATCAGATCCTCCGCCTTTCAACATTTGCTTAAGTTGTAAAAACATCTTATCATCAATTGGTATAGATATGTCTGACATAGCTTTGTTACAATCATCATCAAGTATCCACTTAAACTTACCACCCATGATTTCATAAAACCACTCTTTATTTTTAACATCAACTTTATAAGAATAGGTTTTAAGACCTGATACGTCATTCATCTGTTTACATAATAACTCAACTGTCTTGTCCCATTCAGTATTATAATAATAAGTATCAACAACAGCAACTAGAACATCTAGTTTATCAGCAAAGAATTTTTCTAATCCTAAAATTACATTTTGTTTAGATTCAGCATTCTTATATGCAGTAGTATTCTTTTTCATAAGATCTATAAGCTGCTGTGCAGTAATAAACTTATTATTATAATAACCAGCAGTAACACACTTCTCAATTATTTTTGTAGATATAACTCTTGCATCTGCTGCATTCTTATCTCTAATCATTTTAAGACCTGTCTTCTCACAATATAAACCAACCCTGTCTCTAGATAAACTAATTCCAGGATATCTATATAGAGTGTTTATACCCTTTAGATCTGTTATTTGACCGGATGATAAGTTTGCTTCTGCAGCTGCTAGGAAGTCTCTTAGACTATAGTTTGTAGAAGTTTCTAATTCCACAGCAAAATCTTTTGACTCATGAAGATATATATCAGCAAAACTATTTATATGTTTTTTATCTCCATCAAATTTAATTTTCCAATATTTTAGTAGATTCATTTTTCTTAATTTTTAAATATTTATTAGCTAATTCAGGTTTTACTTGAACCTTAAATACATATAACTCTCTGTTACTAATACTGATCTCCTGTCTAATTATAGGCTCTAAATATTTAAAACCTTCATTAGTCAGTTTATCATCCTCATGCTCACTAAGCAAGAAACTTTCTGCAGATTGTCTACCCATCCAGTCTAACTTAGCCTTACTCCACCAATAGTCTAGATCTTTACTTCTACTATTAAAATTATATCTACTAATTGAACCAGCAAGTTGCCATAATAAGTGTCTATTAACATCAGTCCTAATAGTTGGTAAAAGTTTTTCTAACATTGATCTGTCATCACCACCAGCATCATACATGCTCTTGATAGTATTAAGAAGGCCAGGAGTCAATACCTGTTGATTAGGAGATTCTTCCATAACTCTTCTCTCAGAAATAACAGTAGCACCGTGGTTATAGATCCTATCTAAGATCTCTAAACTGATACCGGTGTAAACATAAGTATCATAAGGGAGAGAGTCATAGTCACAACAACCTATAGTCATATTAAGCATATCTGCTCTATTATTATCCCATAGCACATGTTCTACATTTTGTCTTGCCATCCAATCATTTATATAGTTACCACGTCTGGTATCTTCAAATTCTTTAACTGAATAACCATTTTGGATATAAAACATATATGATTGTAATGATAGTGATTGGTCATGTACATGAAATACAGAATGGTTATTTGAAATAAATACATCAGCAAGCTGTGGATTACTAGTAATAGTCATCCCATGCTCTTTGAGTTCTATCTTCATCTTATCTGCAGATACTGAAGAACCTGTCATAATAAATGCTTTCTTACCTTTATATGTATGTATAGGGAGCTCATGGTCTCCTTCAATTATTTCTGTGTGCTCTTCATACTTAGTCTTATCTTCTGTCACTAAAACAGTACTCAGTTTGGTGCAGTCACTACTACAGATCATCCCATTTTTATCTGTAGTAGTGATGCCCAATGAGTCAATAATACTTTGCATAGAACGCACATCTTTGTGAATTTCTTTGCTCATTATTTTAACGTCATTTTAATTATTTCAGGATTCATCATGAACTTGTTGAACTTCTGCTTGTTACCATTAAAGATAGTTCTAACTATTAAGTACTTAAGGTCATTAGAGAAATGCTCTCCTGTACATAGTTTAATTAGCCTATCAGTAACTTTCTGGTTGATAGTATTACCATTAGAGTATACTACTGAGAAGTTTGCAAGTCTTGTTGCAAGAGTTGACGCAATGTCAGCCCTGTATCCATCTTCATCAGACTTACCCATACAAGATGTTAGTGCTCCAAGGATATACTTCTCATCTTCATGAAGTAGAATATCTTTAGGTGCAACCAGCTTGTCCAGTTTGTTATTAATAAAGATTGTAAACATAGAAGCAAACTCTTCACCCACACTACCTTCACCAATCATTTGGATCAAGGCCAAGTTCTTATCAAAGTTCTCAAAGCTAGAAATAGCATTGAAGAATGTAGAGATAGATCTTGCATTAGTCTCTTGAGTTACAAGTTCAGGATGCATCAATAAGAAGTTAATACATCTTGAGTCCATGCCTTCTGCCTCTGCCCATCTTGCCCATACATCTACATCAAACTTTAGGTTTGCAGTAATGTAACGAGTCTTTTGTGCAGAGTCAACAGAGTTAACCATGTAGTCACCATTATCAGGATTTGCAGTCAATATGATATGCCAATCCTCTGGTAATGTCCAAGAGATATATGTCTGACGATCCACTAATTCCATAACAGCTTGAATGAATCTTACATCTGCACGGTTCCAGTCATCAAGAAGGAGGATACCACCTTTCTTCTTACCTGCAATCCACTCAGGTGCACAGTATGACATACGGTTATTACCCGTCATCTTCCATCCACTCTTAAGATATTCTGCAACTGCTAGTTCATCAACCCATTGACCTACCTTCTTAGTAGTAGTTTGATTAGCTAGCTTAAGCAAGTCATCAGTAGCTGCAGAACTGATATTAAGATTTTTATTAGAAACCTTTACTTCCTTTTCTTTATACATTTGGAACTGGCGTACTGGGAAACCAACTAGATCACCAAGCTCTTCTATCTGTGCAAGATTAAGCTTAACAAAATCTAGATCATGGTCTCTTGCCATATCCATAATAGATGTAGTCTTACCAATACCAGACTCACCAACAACTTCAATTGCTACTGGTTTCTTTCCTTGTTTTTGTAAGAACCTATTGTTGTTAACTACGTGATTAACAAAATCTTTAAGTTCATCAATGTTTAAATTTACTTGTGCCATTTTTCTATTTTTTAGTTATTTGTATTTTAAGTCCTGGTAAGTTATTATTTATACTACATCTGCTACTATGAACCCATAAGGTATTCTTAGGGCAGTCTTCTGGAGTATAAGCTTCACCATCTGTTAAATATATAAGGGCAGTATAATACCCCTTCTCATTATAATGATCTATTACAGGTTGGAAGCTTGTGCCTCCTCTACCTTTTATGTTCCAATCCTTTTTAGGATTAAAAACCTCTACACTATTAATACTAGTATCACACTGTACTACAGTGATTTGATGACCAGTCTTGTGCATATGTGTGAGCTCATTCATAAACTCTACTAACTCTGAATTAGATACAGATCCACTTGTGTCAACACCAACACAGATATGATTCTTATGTTTGATCTTAAGACCTGGGTTGCCACTGTATCTTTTATTATACTTACGTCTCAGTTTCTTTGTATATACTATACTAGAATTACCAACAAACCTTCTTAGATATGCTTTCCAATCAAATGATGGTGCTTCAATCTTCTGAAGTCTCCTAATAATATCTGCTAGCTCACCGGGTACACTACCGCATCTCTTTACTGTAGCATCAGCAGTTTCTTTCATTTGATGTTCAATCTGCTTTTGCACTAGCTTCTTATCAGCTTCTGTTAAGTCATCAAACTCATCCCATGTTGTATGGTCATACTGACTATCTCCATTCATCTGATCTAGAATAGATTCTAGTGTAGGACAATTGCCTTTATCTTGAGCCTCTTGTAGTTTATCATAGTAATACTTTGTACCGGCTCTAGTTTCAAGGTTTAAATCATCAAACATATCTAGAACTAATGCACCTGGAGGTAACATGTCATCAGATATATACTGATTGATCTCAAGATCTGCTGCAATATTAAACAACTTATGATTAGGAAACTTGTCCCTTATCATTAAATGTCCAAGTGAAACATGTAATATCTCATGCTTCATTAAACCTTGTTGTTGTTTTTCATTTAACGTATCAAAGTATTCTGGATTTATTGCAAGCTGCACTCCCATATTTAGTTTACTTACACCAGCAGTAGGTAAGTCATCCTTATACACCTTGTTCATACCAATTAGAAATAAACCATAATAAGGTTCAGAAAACATAAGTGTCTTTGATGCCTTTGAGACATCATCAACTATCTTGCTTAGATTTACTTTTGTAGTTACTGTACTCATCTTCTAAATTTTTAAATATTAATTTTTCATTTTCTGTTATACATTGATCTTTTATACTTTCCAATGTCATGAACATAGCATGGACCTTACTGACGTGTTTAATACCTACAATAATCTCTCTGCGTTTTTCACCACCAAAAGATTTTATAAGTAATAAATCATAAGCTCTGCTACGCTTCATATTTTTATATAGTTCTAAACCCAAAAAAAAATCCTCCATATTGGAGGATCTCATCATTTGTATAAGTTTAGTCCATGTTTCAAGTGTCATCTCTTCTTTCATTAAACTTTTCATTTATTTCTATTATTACACCTGGATTATTTTTATCATACTTGTATGCATTAAAACATGGTACAATAAATTCACAGTTATCATCTTCCATCCAACCATGCTTTACCATATCATCTTGCACTGTCTGTGCAGGATTTATATAATCAAACTTATGTTTAGTTCCTCTGATAAATGTGAAATGGACAAATACCGGGGCTTTGTACTTAGCTACTTCTTCTTGGAAGGATTCAGTAAACTTCTTATAATACTTAGCCGTGTCTTTTCTATACTTCATAACTGTCTTACTAGCTATAAAATATTTTCCAGTCCAACGTCTACTATTCTTAGAACTAGGTACATTACCCGGTATAAACCATTTATTTTGTTGCATCTTCAATTAGTTTTTGGAGCTTAGGTTTAACAGCCTCAACACCATACTTCTTGACAGCATCAGATATATCTTTCTCAGACTTAATATATATAGGTTTGATGTCATAAAGCTCTTCATACTTCTTCATTGCGCTGTGACCACACTCATCATTATCCAACAAAGATATAACTTTTTGATATCTTTCTTTAAAATTTAGAATAATATGTGGCTTGATCAGAGTATTCTCTGAGTCAGGAGCAACAAAGTCTAATGCAAAACCCATGCTTTGTATACACATACCATCTTTTAAAGAGGAGACAATAACAAGGTACAAGTCATCTTCCAATTGGTCCACACCCTGTAGATATTCATTTACCTTAGTAAATTTATTTCTACTACTGTATGGTTGGTAGATCTTATATACTTTGTTATTGTTGTAATATCCATAAATCAATCCATTGGCTATCTTGATCTTTTCAATTACATCTCCTTCCTTAATCATGGTAAAGTATTCTAATGGTTTCACATTATACTTTGTAAGAACTTTTTTTCTAATACCAAACTGCATCCAATAATCAGCATCTTGCTTGTTCCAATCACGAGGCAAAGCAAAGTCTACTTTATATTTAGGAGCAGGAGTAAATTCATCATAGTCAAATACACCACCATCCATAGACCACTTGTTCCAATCTTCTACTATCCTAAACAATGCTTTAGAATAGTCAAGACCAAATAACTCACAGACTAGATCAATTTTACTACCTTGTTTACCTGATGAAAAATCTTTAAACTTATATTCATTTGTATAATTACATAAATAGATACACATAGAAGCTGTACGCTCATTGGGATTAAACACTGACTTAATCTTTATATCCTGACCGGTTAACCTTTCAGGTAGAGTAAGATAGTATTCAAATACCCATGCACTATTTACATCATCTTTATTATTAGCAAATCCTTTTGTAGTAAACATAGCATTAGATTTAAAAGTTTGGGGCTGAGGGTTGGACAACGCAAGTGTTTTCTCCTCAATTAAGCTGGTATGACCACGTCTGGAATTACACCATTCAGCACCCACTACTTTTATTTATAATTCAAAGTCATCAACAACACCATTACCTGATGAAGTTGCAGCTACAGTAGACTCAGCTTTCTTTTGTACCTCACGTACATGTTCAGCTTTGTTAAATGTAATCAACCTTGAATTGCTAATATCAACATCCAAAGATTCTGCAGGAATACCATCCTTAGATAACTTTGGTAAATATAAATCATTATTAATATATCCTTCCTTGTTTTCCCACTCTCTGCTTGCTAAGCAAACATTAAAGAAGTCACCGGAAAGAACTGAGTTAGCTTTAGATATAAAGTCCTCAATTGTTGCAGCTTCAATCTTATCTAGATCTGATCTTTTATTAACTGCTTCACTTAAGAATATCATAGCTTTTAAAATCTCTTGATCTTTATTAATTTCTCTACCACTAGGTAATGTAGTATCCTTATATGGATAAGGAGACATTCTAACTCTACCTATCTGACCTTCATATCTACCTAGAGCTTCATTAGTTTTGTCTCTGAAGAAACCTTCAAAGTCTCCACCAACTGGTTTAGTCTCAACGTGTAAGTTAAGATTAAACGCTTCAGCATCATAAGGAGTTTGGTCTAATGTTATAGAATTAATTCTAACAACGTTGTTACCTGGTCCAATTAAAGGTCTTGCTTTACCTGAACCTACTTGCATGTCTTTAGTGTTTAACATATCTTTCTTTTTTTAAAATTAGTAATTAGTTTTCATATTTGATAATACAATCTTTCACAAGTTGTAGATCATTATCTATAAAGGAATCTTCAAACATTCCCATAGGAGATTTACATGTGTTCTCTCCATTATTTTGCGTATCAAATCCATACTCTAATGCATCTTCAGTTTTCTTAACTCTACCAAATAATACTATAGAGAATAGACCCTCAAGAGTTAAAGTATTATCAATCATTTTACCAATTGTTTTAGCTTTAACTTTTCTATGTCCATTTACATCAGTTGTTTCCTCTGAATGAGTTAAGAAAAAGATAGTTAAATCATCTCTCATATCTTTTGGCATCTTAGCAACTTGTGCTAGGTTAGCCGCAATCTGAGTAAACTTATCATAACCTTTCTCATTAGCTCTATCAAAGTATTCAAATGAACTCATATACTGCCAGTCATCTATAACTAATGTCTTGATGTGAGGCATCTTATCATTTACATGTGCCATTGCACTCATTACACCACTTGCACTAGATGCGCTTGTCATGTTACCTTTAGGATTATCTTTACCTATGGTAGTATAATTACTTTTCCATCCTTTGAAGGGTAATGGTTTATTTGCAATGTTAATAATAAAAGTTTCTTTAGGATCTAATGTCCTCATGCTTGTTGACTTACCTGTACCTGAGTCAGCAATAATTAATACACTTTGTGCCATTTTATTTTTTTAATTTATTGTTAATACTTAGTAATGCTTTTTCTATTCCTATTAATACATCAATCATTGTCCTATCTTCAGGACCTTTAACATCAAAGTCTTTTGTACTAAGTTTAGCAATAGTTTCTTTGACATTATTTCTAGAGTTAATATCATTGATTACTTTTAGTTCAGATACGGGAATCATATATCTCTCAAACCCACTCTTTGAAGTAACAAGTTCATACTCTTCTTCAAAATGTGGATTATGCTTCCATAGATATAATGTTCTCTTAGGATCTTCTGAGTCATAATCAATACTAACAAACTCTGTATATATATCACTGCCTTTCTGTAACTCACTAGGAAAGAAAGATACATGCAGATCATCCTTACCAGATGGTCTATAAGCCATCTTAGGTATATATAATGGATCTATACCAGCATCCATAAAATATTTTGAATGCTCCTTAAATAGTTCCGTAACTTTTTTTTTACGTTCAGCTGGTTTCATATAATAATTATTTTCTTGGTACTTGTTCAGGTGTATCCATCTCTAAGATTTCCATTCTTTCAAATGCAGCCTTAAAGAAAGACATACGTGCATCACCATTCCTTGCTTTAAGAAAGTGAAGTACCAAAGTTTTGTCATCATTTATTAAATATCTATCAGGACCATAGTATCTTATCTTCTGCTTGGCAGGCCTGTTAATACCAATCAGTGTATCAGCATGTTGTAACATTGCATCTGAACCAAATATATCTGACTCAAGTACATAGTTACCATACTTACCATCAATAGCCCTATCAGGATTATCTATATTCCTATTAAGTTGTGATATTGCAATAAACATACAAGGATATTCACGTTTAACTTGTGTAAAGAATTCACCTAATTCAAATAACATATCTAATCTATTGTTTTGATAAGGTGCACGCTTTACTAGTATAGTGTGATCTAAAGTAATAATAGTCTTCTGTCCTTTATGTTCATTCATATACATATCAACCTGCTCACGCATTTGATTAACAGTCATAGGTGTTGATATGACATCAACAGGATATTTAACTCTCCCCTTTGCATACTGATGACATTGTTGTATTACACTCTCAGGAAGTTTATATCCTGCTGAACATAATTGTTTATATGTCTTACCAGTAAGCGAGCTAAACTCTCTCATTGCTGATGTCCTACCAACCATTTCAAATTGAAATTCTAATACCCTAAATTTATCTTCAGGATTAAGTACAAAAGATTCTCTAACTATCTGATCTTTAATTAATGTCTTACCTGACCCTGGTCTACCGCCAATAACAGTAAGAGTATTCCACTCTAATCCATCTGTTACAGCATCATTAAACTTTGGCCATGGTGTGTATATGGATTTCTCCTCCCCTGTAGATCTATCAAGCATATACTTGAGTGCTTCTCCAAAGGCTTTATGTTGTCCGTCCCATGCTTTTTTCATACTACGTTTTCACTAAAATGGTTATTATCTTCTTCCTCTACTCCTTCTCTAATCATGTCACAGTAATCAGCAAGTTGTGATTGCTTAACCTTAGACTGATTTGTTTTAGATATAAAGTATTGACTAGTCTGCATATACAGATAATCATTTTGTCTATACTCTTTTACATATCTATTTGTAGCAGCAATAACTTCATCCCATGTGTAATCATAGTTTTCAAAGAACCATCTAAAATTATTTATCAATGTTTTAACATTAACTCTAGCTGGCTTACCGCTTGGTAACTTTTTAGCAGGAAAGATTTCTCTATATTCCTCAACAAGATCAACATACTTCTTACCCATAAGGTGTACATTAGTCTTGCGTTTGGCTTTCTTAAAATATGCATCATACTTTTCTATGATATCTCTACCAGCTTTAGTAATGGTAATAGATTTCTTTGGTTCATATTCTACATATTTATTTTCTACCAATCCTTTTACTTCTAAATGTGGATTTATAGTTTGTATACTCAGTTTATTATCAATTGCATATAATAATAATAGCTGATTTGGTGTAAGTTTATCTATCAGGATTTCCTGCATCAATTCCCACATAATTCTATTGGTTTTTTAATTAACAAATATACAAAATTACTCTTGTATAATCAAGAAATTTAACTATCTTTGCTGTATAAAATATATAATCATGGCAAAGGCAAAAAAATTTAAAAATATTACACAAGAAGAGCTTGATGTAATGCAACAATTTACTAACTCACTACCAAAAAGTGCATTCCAAATGGTGCCAGATGATGGTGAGGTAGAAATAATTATATCAGGTTTCTTTTTCAGATCTATTGTTAGAACTCTAGATCATGTTATAGCAACTGCTGATCCTAAAGAAGTTATCAGAGCTACTGAATATATGAAACTAGATTATGATCTTAAGAAAGGTGTTGACCAATCTTTAGTAACAACTTTGGATACTGCTATATGGACTCTTTCTAATATAATAACAGAGTTTAATATACAAGCAGGACTCCAAAAGAAAACTAAAGTTTATGATAAAACTGCTGTATCTAAACTAATGCAAGAAATGGCTATAGATAATAAACTAAAACCATTAAGTACAGAAGAAATAGAAAAAAGGCAGAAAATGGAAAAGCTAGCTAAAGAAAAGAAAGACAAAGAGGAACCTAACGCAAGTTAGATCCCACTAAGTCACCAATAGCAATACATGATTGTATAGCACCATTCAGCTCTTCTTTGTCACAATCAGCAAAAGACTTACATCCATCTTTAGCACATAAACCTGCTTGGTTCTTTACTTGTATTTTCATTGACTCAAAGTCATCACCAATATCATTAGCAAGTTGTCTGATCATAGCATGAATTCTTTTAAGTTGTGCACCTGTAGCTTTCTCGCCAGAGACTTCAACAAACATCTCTATACGCCCACCTTCAGGTAAGTTATTAATGAGAGTCTGGTACTCCATGGACTTAGCATCTATGGAATGTACCATCTCTCCATCTTTCTTAATTAATATACTGGAAAATATTGCTTTCATTTATATCTAAGTGTATTTACATCTACTAATACAAATTCTTGACCGCACCCACTTGACTCACATTTTATATCACTAGTTGAGTTAAACAATAATGTTTTATTAAAACAATTAGGACATGGCATAGTCATAAAAATATCTTTTTTGTTAAGCTCTGCAGCATAACGTCTAAGATACTCCTGACTACTACCAGTCCATTCCTCTTCACGCATTTGCATGAATACTTCCTTCATTCTACCCATAACGCTTACTCTTTATAATACTCTATATAGAGAGAATCAATCTGATAATAATATTCAGCTTGTAACATATCAATCTCTTTTTGTATTAATAGTTGACGTTGTGTAATACATTGTGTTGTACTACATGATTGTAATAAGGCAAGTATTATACTACCAATTAATAAATTTCTAATAAGATCTTTCATAATTACTTTTTGTTTGGATAATAATATTTAATTTTGTCTTGATGAAAAGATGATAGTGATTTAGATACCCATACTTCATCTATGGTATGTTGGTAACACAGTATATGACATACAGCCATATCATCAGGATTGAGTCTTAGTAGTCTACCAATCCTCTGTGCTGACTTGCGTTCATTACCATAAGCATGCATGATTATACCTGCTTTTAGACCAGGAATGTTAGCACCCTCATTGAGTTGTAATACACAAGACATCTTATTAATATGCCCATCACTAAACAACTGAAGGTTCTCCTCTGACATAGGATTCTTAGAATGATAGCTGTACTGTGACATTCTATCTGCTTGTTTCTGTGTGTTAGCAAATACAATACACTTGTCATCTATCATATTTATAAGACTCTTAGCATAGGATTCCTTAGTTGGATAATCCATCATTGATTTCATTCTCATTATACTAGCAAGTTGTTTAGGTTTACCAGGCTTTGCATCATCTATTCTACCTGTTACATACTGATACTCCTTCATCTCACTGTTGTACCATACTCCTCCATCATGCTTCTTCTTAGGTATATTCCTAAGTCCAGACAGTGGTAACATGTGTACAATGATCCTATAGTCATTAAGTATATTATTATCAGTGGCATCATCAACGCCAAAGCTATACTTAATAGGACAGAATTCACTAACTAACTGTGCTTTCTCACCATATACTGGTGGCGTACCTGTTAGTCCCAATATCTTTCCTTGATAATTATCCAAGAAATCCTTGTGGCTAAATAGTAAACTATGACATTCATCAAGGTATACTATATCATAACCCTTTGGATCTTGTTTATTAAGAGAAAGATATGTAGTAAATGTTACATGATCCAAGATGTGATTACAGTTAAGCTTCTCACACTCTTCTTGCCATGCTTTAAATATAGATTTCTTAGGAGCAACAACAAGGAATGTACTGAACTGATTAAAGTTTTTAATCATGTGTTGCAATGCAATCCTTGTCTTGCCCACGCCCATAGATATACCAAGACCACACCGATGATTGGTCAAGGCTATATCAAGCGCCTTACTTTGTACTTCTGCTCTTCCCATTTCTCAAATGTCTTATTGTAGCCATAGCATGCATTAGTACTTCAATGATGTGCTGCTTATCAGTCTTCATTAATTGATGTGTATCTATATATACATACTTGTCTACGTTTGTATACTCCCTTGCTTCTGCAATCTCCTTATTAAGCACTTCCTTATACTTAATTTGATTTACATGGTTATTAAATGCAGCAACAGTTTCCGCTTTTTTGACAGCATCTTCTATTATCTGTTCTTCTGATAGTCTCTTGTTCATAAGTCTTCTTTATTTAATTTATATTTCTTAATTATATACTTCAGTCTTTTTGTTAGTTCTGACTTAGTTACTCTTACATAATGGATTTCTTTTTCAGGTTTAATTGTGTCATCCATTTTATCTATAGTTCTTTTTAAATTTTTTGCTATTTGTAATGCTCTTGTCATAATATATCTATTGTCTTGGTTCAGAATAACCTAACTGAATAGCATCTTTTGGATGTTCTTCTATCCAGTTATGGCATGTTCTACATACTGATAACCAAGTAGTTGTGTCTAATAAATGTTTTCCTCTACCTTTTTTGTGATGGACATCTGTTGAGTGTGTATTACAGCCAGGTAGTCTTGCCTCACACATAGGATGTTTCTCCATAAATACTCTTCTTACTTGAGTGTATACAGTAAGTTGAGCAGACATTTTAGCAGAAACTTTTTTGATAGGTTTTGGTTTTTTAAACTTAACCGGTTTAGTAGTAGCTATATTCCTAAACCAACAGGGTTTGCAATATCTATCCCTACCTTGCTTCTTCCAAATGTACTGCTCAGACTTACATCCTACACACAATTTCTTCTTAGCTTTTAACATACTTCAAAGATAAAAAATTCTGAGGTAATAATCCCTCTTGAATGAACTTAATGAGTAAGTCTTCATACTTAATATCAAGTTCTTTTAATGTCATTCTATTGACAAACTTATCATCAACATAATGATCATTGCTAGCTATAATAGCTTTACCAAGAGGGCTCTCAGAAAAGTATTCCTTGAATATTTGATTTGCTCTCTTGTTGCATATGATCTGCTTCCATGCATTTATAACTCTTTGACCACGTCTCCATACTCTTTTAATTCTCTTACGTTTTAATGAGTGCATGCTACTTATTTCTTCTGGTGTGTAGACATTAAGACCATGTAGCACTCTTTTAAATAAGAAATGTTGGGTTTGGTTAAGGTTATTATAAACAATAGGTTGGTAAAGATCCTTGCTAATTGTTTGATAAGTTCCTAATATACCTAGATAATCATATCTGTTTATTAGTTTTTGTTGATTTAGTTTTAGTAGTTGTTCTTGTAATTGCATTTTATTATATGTATTAAAGGTTAAAAATTAGGTATAAAAAAGGAAGGAGAGCTCTGCATTCCCTATAGTAACATGCAAGAACTCTCCAACCTCTCCGTTTAGAAGTGTCTATAAACTAAACGGGTTGTTTTCTACTTCTTCTTCTTCCTCCAATACTTCAATTTCCTCCTCTACCTCTACTTCAACTTCATCTGTAGAATCTTCAACAGTCACATCATCAGCTTCATCTTCATCTGGATCTAATGCATCTTCTTCAGCTTTCTCAATCTCCTCAGCCTTAGCTTCCTCAATTGCTTCAAATAGATCTCTTTGATTTGGATTAACTTCTTCTTGTGACTCTTCACGATCAGCAACTGCTTTCTCAATCATCTTATTAATAGATGCAGAGTCAGCATTGTTTGCTTTTCTAATCTCATCACCATTTATGTGCTCTATCAATGTATCTTCCTTAGTACCTGTAGCATCATAAAAAGTTTTTCTATATATATCTACTATTTCTCCTGTGTCAGGATCAGCAGCTTTACATGTAACACCTGTCTTACCCGCAAACTTAAGATCTCTCTTAGGATCATCTTTACTAAATGGAGTAAGTTGCTCTTTAATATAGATATTACCTGGTAACTTAGACTTTCTACCTACGCCAGAAGCCTTTAGTTCATCAGTTTTACCATGTATTAATGTGCTTATTTCTCTTTTAGTAAACCACCCATTAGCAGATAACCAAGATCTTTCTTGTGTTAATCTTATGTGAGCATACTCAGGATTGTTTTTAGATACACGTATAGTGTTTTTTTGGTCATCTTTACAGATGACAACTGGTTGTTGTTTGAAATTCATGTGAATTAATTTAAAGTGTTATTAAAATATTTAATTAGTAGTCCTCTTTCTCATGGTCAAAATACTCATCTAACTTTTCTTGATCAGGTACATCATATAATGCCTTTGTCTCTTCTTTTGAGACAGGCTTGTCTAGTTTTGTTTTACCTGCGTAAGATTTATAGAATGGATTGTTGATTTCCATGAGTTGAGAAGGCCCTAAACACTCTAACTCTTGAAGTTCCTCATCCGTCATATCTAAGTAGACTTCTGTAGGAATCTCTATTGTAAAACCAGTTTTAAGTTGTAATAACATACTACAAAAGTAGTAATATTATTAATAAGTTTAACAGTTTTGAGTCAGAGTGGTTAAGATTTATAGTAGTATTATAGCTAAGATTGTATTTCTACATCCTTAATATCATGCATTCCACCTACTATTTTATGGAATGTATTATCTGGTAGCACCTTTATAAGGTACTCTGGATCTGCAGGAATAATATTCAATATAGATATTGTTTCCTTTACCTCTTTAGTTTTTAGATTATCATCTACACCACTGAAAGTAATTTTCTTTTCAACTGAATAAGAACTATACTCACCGTACGTAGAATCACCTGTGATAATACCAAGATAATATATTGATCCGTTAAGTTCAAATGCATTACCTTTATCTAAGAGAACATCTATATCACCAAGATCTTTCTTGATCCATTCTTTATCAATAGATGCATATACCAAGTCACCTACAGAAATAATAGGTATACTATGTCCAAATGCAGCCATTTGTATAATAGTCTCAGCTACTTCAGCAGAAAGATGTTCAGCTAGAACTTTAGATATAAATCTTTTGTCCATGCTATTTTCTGTAACTACTCTTGTTAGATTATCTAATACATGTAGCTCAATAAGTTTTGCAGTTAATTCTTTTTTCATTTTATTAATTTATTTAAATCCATTATTATACTTTTATTCTGTACTTTACATATACTAGCAATAGTTTCAGGACTTGCATCCTTAAATTTTTTATATATATCTTTTGTTGCTGTCTTATATTTACGAATAAGTTCTATCTGATCCCAGTTATTAATAAACTTAAGACCATCAACTTCAGAACGTAATTCAAACTCAGTCCATTGGTATATACTAAATGTAACTTTAAGTTTTACATCACCAAATATAACCATACTACCTGTTAATGATTCACAGTCAGAGTTAGTACCATTAACCATAAGGTCAATAAGATCTAACTTTTGATGAACCCATTTAGCACGGTTAATATTAATAAACATAATCATATAGGTTTTATCAGCAAGTATACTATACATCTGTTGTATATAGTTATTATAAATAATATTATTCCAGGTAATACCCTTATCATATTTATTATTCTGCCATGTACCAATATGACACTTGTTACCTTTAAATAATCTTTTATCTTTAACAAGCGTTATACCCTTTTGAGGATCTATACCATCAATTCTATTTATTAAATATCTTTGTAATCTAGTAATGCTCTCTATTATTTTCTTATATAATTTCTTTTTCATAAAATTGCTATTAATATTATTATTAGTATAAACAGACAGTATATAGCCGCAATTACAGGAACTATATACCGTCTGCATTTATACATGAAGTATGCTATTTTATCCATGCTCAGGGTCTTTATAATCTTTCAATATCTCATAATCCTCATCACCTTCTTCTAATCCAAGAAATCCCATACCAGTTCTATTATCATAATCTAGTTCAGAAACATCTTTTAACCATTTCTCTACGCCCTTTTCATCAAGATAACCTACTACATCATTAGTCAACGGTGTATCATAACATATACCATTCTCATCTAATATAGCGATTTCATACTGATCTATGTTTCCACTAGAATGCTGACTACTTAGTATAGATACGTAGAATCCATTATCAAAGTGTACATATGCTCTTGCTTCACGCAAGATAGGATATGCATCACTTGACCTATCCATGTATACTATTGTCCATTCAAGTTCATCAAACTTAAATACATTTACATGTTCTTTTAATCTGTAGTTCTGGTATCTGTCTTCATGTTTTTCACTCCAGTGATACTCATGAGCAATCAATAATGTGTTATGATGCTCTTCTAATTTTTTAATATCTTTTCTCATTTTATTGTGTGTATTTATAATTAATTAATTTTCATATAGACTATAGGCACGCCATGAACTAAGTGTAGTAAGGCTAACTTAGGACCCTCCGTCCAACTTACTCAGGTCTGGGTCATCTGATAATGGTTATACCCCTTCTTTTACATCTTGCCGTACAAGAATTCCTGACTCCTTACACACAATGATCTAACATTCTAGTCATGCATTTATAGGTGCCTATAGCTATATTCCTTTTGTGAGATATAGAGGAATTGAACCTCTGTTCTAATATAGTTTGCCTCAAACCCTCCCTTTTGCTTTTTTTTAGTACTACTCAGGTTTCCTAGGTTTCCTAAGCTACTATATATTAGATGTAACCATACTATCTCATTTTCCAATATTCCGGATACTAATATGCTCATTCTATAGAGAGAGAGCATACATAAGAGTATAGAAGTGGACGCTGCAGCTGATTACTGTTCTTAACCACTACATATACTCTCATGATAGCTATATTATTTATTATGTGCTACAACATTTCAACAGTGGAATAAAGTGGAGAAATGTGGTAAATGTGATGTGGCACACACAATTATGCACACACAACACATTTTTTTTGCAGCAATACGCAATTTACACTAGCAATATTCATGATAGTGATTAATTTAAAGCAAAACTCCCTGTTTTACCAGAGAGTTTGCTTACAAGATTACTTGCTTGGTGCGTAAGCCCAGAACAAGTTCTTGATTACCTGTTTTGTAGTGCTATTCACTACAGGCTTGTCTGTGACAACAAGGTCTACAGCAGTGCCGACAGGTATTGCTTTCTTGACCTTGCTAAAGTCACCAGCTACAAAGTATTGCTTGCCAAAACTTGGTGTAGCTGTGTAGGCTTTAACTGTGGCGGAGCCCAGTTTAAGACTGCCATTAGGCTTATTTTTGGTCCTATTGTCCCAGCGTGCTTTAGCAGCTTTGACTTGTGCAGCTGTAGCAGGTTTTTCTGTGAAGATAGCACCTCTCTTAGTTTGAGTAAGAGTTTTGAAGTGAGTTGTTTCTAAATTTTCCATTTTTAAAAATTTTTTTAGTTAAACATTATTTTATTTGTGTAGCACTGTATATCCCGGGGACATACAGGCCAGAAATTAAGAGGGGAGCCTAAAGAGTAGGACCCAACTAAAATGCAATGCATACAACTTTTTTTATTATGTTAGGATGTGTGCTCAAGTGTACGGGGTTTTCTTAGGATAATTTTTAGTATTTTTGTATATTATAGTATCACCTGATTAATTATGGCAAGAAAATTAAAAAAGAAATTACCAAAGGCACAACCTGGTAGGGAGTTAATAAAGAGAATTACTAAGAATCTTCTCAATAAAAAATATAGTCCTAGTACTATAAATAGATTTTTAAGTATTAAAAACAATCCTATAAATCAAAGAGTAAAAAGTAATTTTATATTTGATAATACTAAAGCAGTAGATCAAGATGCAATAGATTATCTAAAAACATTAGTTAATAGCAGTGATGAAAAATCTCAAATAGAGTTTATGAATATCGTTGGTAATCTTCAAAAAAATAATCCTAAAGCTTCTTTTCATATTAACACTGGAGAAAAAGGTTTATATATACCTAAAACTAAATTAGGTTTTGATAGGAATGCTAGACCTGGAGATCCTAATGCATATAAAATGGTGCAGAATGTAACAGATGATGAGGGAACAGTTTTTGAATATACTCCTGAACTTGCTGCATATATGCGTCAGATGTTTCCTGATGTGGTTGATGTAAATCGTGTTGGTAGAGTACCATTAAATATGTTTACAAATAAAAGCGGTACACCTTACTATACAGAACTAAGTGAAAATTTAAGACAGTATGGAGATTTTGGCGTAACAATTCAAGGTTTACCATCAACAGATCCAAAAGCGTTACTTAACTTTAATATAAGTAGAGCTCCTTTTGGAGAGATAAAAAATAAATACTCTGGAGAAATGGGTAATCAGGGTATGTTTCTTAAAGATAACAAGTCACCATTTATAATTGAATCTCCTACAATAGAAGGAGGAATACGTACTAATGTTGGTAATTCAGGTTTAAAGCTAGATTCTTCTTTAATGGATATTGATCCAAACTTTAAAGGTACCTTTATGAAATTTTTAAATAAAAAAGAAATACCTGAGTCTAGATTTCTAGATGCTAAGAATATGAAAGAATATAATCTTTTATCAAAACAACAATTTGGACCAATGTTTAAATTAGATTATAGTTTATCTGATTTGTTTACTAAACCACCAGAGTTTTATCCAATTCGTAAACAACCTGGTGGTACTGTAAGTAATATACTTAAAGGTTTTAGAAATAGGTTAAATAAAATTGCACCTAGTATATTTCCTACACTTACGCCACCTAGTATGTTAGGTCCTATGAAAACTATAAAGGTAGGTAAAGGTCCTTCATTAAGTTTTGATGATTGGAAGAGTTATGTAGGAACAGGTAATGTAAAACCACTCTTTGAACCATTTTATAGTCAAAAGGCAAGACAACATATAGTACCTAGTTTTGCTTCTGTAAATGAGTTTGGAACACTTGGTTTAACAGGAGACTTGATAAGAAAAGAACCTAATCGTTTTAATAATCTAGTATTTGATAGGGGACTTATGATATCTCCTGCACAGGGTACTGGAAGAAAGAGTGTACATTTTACAGGAACGGGTGAACCTGTACCTGGGCATTTTGCAGGTAACTGGGATCATGTAACAAATACATTTGCATTACCTATGGCAGATGCTATAAGGTATAATGCTATGCCTAGATCTACTGCTCTTAATGATGTATATTTTTATAATCCTAGACAATTTGTATATCCTCCAAGCACAAAAATATTGACGGGGGATATGGAATTAGCTAGTAACGCTAGGGGTATTGGATTAGACGTAAGTTTTAATAAGGAATTATTTAGGCTAAATAAGCAAATAAATAAACTAGAAGAATTAAAGAATACTCCAGGCACTAAGTATAGTTACAATGAGTCAACTTCAAGTGGTAATTTTAATTCTGACAAATATAACCTCTACAAGCAGGAGAAAGATCTATTATCTGCTCAAGTAAAAAAACTTACTGATGACTGGTTAATTGGTTTAAATCTTCAGGGTATTGACCATCTTAATCCAGCATATAAATTAGGTTTTAGAGATTTTGACCCTAACCTTCGTAATGATCAACTGAGAAATATTAGGTCTTCATCTCAAACACCTTATGTGCATAGTGAGTCACCAGAGTTTAATTATTATATGGAAGGTGTTAAAGACGCTTCTGGTAATACTGTAAAAAGTAGAAGTCAAAGGATAAATGAAAATCCTAGCTTATTGGATGATATTACTATGGATCAAGCAAAAGATCCAGCATATAACTTATTTGAAAATGCTAGAATATATAAAGGCGGATATGATAAAAAGGGAATGGTAGAACCTAGTCAAGCTGATCTTATTCTATATCAAAAACAAATATTTTCGTATCCTAAAGAATATGTAGAAAAAATATTGGCAAACTATGACGCAAAAGGATTTCCAAAAGATGGTCCATATAGAAAAATATTAGAAAATTATATTAAAGACGGATCAGCAGGCGTTAAATATAAAGGTGGAGGATTTATAAAAAATATATCAAAGGAATATGGAGGTCAAACTCCAGGTTTAGCATTAGATGATACTCCTGATAGAACTTATAAAAATGGAGGAGCTACAAGAATTTCATTATCTGAATATCAAAATGGAGGAGAGCCTAATTATAATCAAATGTTAATTGATTTTATTAAGAGTCAAGAAGCTGGAATGGAATTTATGAAAGCTAAAAACTCTTCTGTTATGAAACCTGATGGTAGTGGATATTACAAAAGGTATGAAAATGGTACTTTTTATCCATATTATCATCAAAATACAGATGGTTCTTTTGAAAAAGAAGCAACAATTGGATATGGAACTAAAGGTAAAGATATATTTGAAATGTATAAAGATGGCATGTCAATGCCTGAAGCTAATGAACTACTACATGATTCATTGAATGAAGCACATAGAAAAACTAAAATATATGTAGATGCAAATTATGGTGAAGGATTTTATGATAATCTATCAGATCAAAAGAAAGCTATGTTAGCTGATTATACTTTTAATCTTGGAAAATTAAGTTTGTTTCCAAATTTTGCAGAAGGTATTTTAACAGATAATACTGAATTAGCACTTGCAGAATATATAAGGGGTGAAGAAAAAGGAGGAGCTAAACTAGGAAGAAATAAAGCGTATTTAGAAACATTTCTACAACCATGGGTTAATCAAACAATAGAGAAAAAGGAAAAAGAAAAGCAAGAAAGAATACAAAAAGAAAGAGATGCTATAATGGAAGAAAAATATAGCAGCTGGTATAGCCCTTTTATACCTAATAGTATTGAAAATTTATTTAAACAGAACTATGATTGGGAAGATCAATACTTTAAAGATAAAGGTATAACTACATATAAAGATGGTGGGGAGTATAGTGATGAAGTATTACGTCTTTTTCAACAATATCAAGATATGATACAATCTTCTTTTTCTGAAGATTTAAGAAATGACGCAGCTCAGTTGTATGTAGATATGTTAAAAAGAGAAGGTGTTGATATTGAGAATATGTCTCAAGGTGAAATGTTTAATTTAGCACGTACAGCATCAGAAGCAGGTTATGTAATGCCTTTTCAGGAGTATGATACCAAAGGTGGTAAAACAAATGTACCACAATTTATTTATAAAGGTAAAGCAATAGGTATAGAAGAGTATGATGATCCTGTTTTAAATATGTTTAGATCTGAAGGAGAAGTTGATGATTTACTTAGATTAGCACAAAGTATACCTTCTTCATATTTTACTAATAAAGATATTAAAACTGAAGAAGATTATGAGAAAGCTATATTTGATTACTTTAGTGAAGAAGGTACTGTTCCTAACCAACTTGTAAGTAGATATTTAAGGGATGTTAAAAGTGCTGGAAACATAGGTGAATTAAGTTATATGGAAAATGTACCTATGTATAATTTAATGAGAGATATTATAAATCCAAAATATGATAAAAATATTCAAGGTGTTTTAAATCAACAAAAATTAATAGATTTTTTTGAAAGCCCACAATTTAATAGAGGTACAAAACAATTTAAAGAATGGGAGAAAAATTATAATGCAAAAGCAACAAATTTATTTAATAATATGTATTTAGATAATATGGTTGGTATGGTAGGTACTAAAGAAAGACTTGCTTTTGACGAATATATGAAAAATAATCCTGAAGGAGGAGATAATGAATTTTATGAAGCAATAAAAACAGGAATGCAAAAAAGTGCAGATCTTTATAATATAACTAATATACCTACAACATATAATACACCAGCAGGTTTATTAGGTACTGGAGAAAGTAATATTGATTATAGTACTTTTGCTGAAGGAGATGTACCTTACTGGATGAAAGATGCAAGGATGGCTTATCTGGATGAAAGAGATAAATCAGGAGCTTGGAAAGATAAAACTTTTAATTATTATGAAAACAGACCAAAAACTAAATTTGAAGATAGTTGGGTAACTAGAAATTGGGATAAGTTAGGTCATTATTTAAAATATGATGCTTTTCATTTAGGACCATCTGGAGGTAAGAATATGTTTAATGTTGCTTTTGGTGATCTTTTATATGGAGTTGTTGATTGGGCAGCTAAGACTGCCGGGGGTGTGTTAGGTGTAGATGGAGATAAATATGAAGCATATGAGAGATTTAAAGAGAATCCTACACCAGGAACATTTGGTATGCTAGGTTTAGATGTTGTAAGTTTTGTACCGGTTGGTAGAGGTGCTAAACTTTTAACGGGTCTTACTAATACTGGTAAATCAGCACAGTTCCTTACAAAAGGTCTTAAAAATACACCAGGATGGCAAAATAAAAGTAATCTTTTATTTAATAACTTAGATGATTTAACTAATTTACGTTCATTAAGTAAAAAACCACCTACTGGTCCTTTTTCTAGTATATCTACAGGTACAACATTTACTCCTAAATTTAATTTGGGTACACTTAATAAACCTAAATATACACCATTTACAAAAAGTGGTTATTTTAAAACACCATATCAACTTGGTCTTGCTGGTGTTACTGGTGGAACTGGTCTTCTTGAGGGACTAAATCCTAGTTTTTTTGATTCTAATGATCCTAATTATTTAAGAACTGGTTTAATGAATTACGTATTCCCAAATAGTTATGATCCTTTAATTGATACAAGTGAGACTGAAGAAAAAAATAATTAAATATTTGCATGGAATATATTTTTTTATATAACTTTGCAACTAAAAAAGTAATAAAAATGAAATTTGATGAGTTTAATAAATTAACAGAATTAGAACAGCTACAAGCTGAAAATGAATTAGTCCATGTAGCTAACTTAAACTCATTCCTTCTTTTAACAAATAAATTATCAATAGAAGACTTTGTAGATGAAAATGGTTTAGGTATGGTTATGGCACATGATTTATCTGAAGAACCTGATAAAGAACAAGTCTTAGCAATTATAGATTATTTTGCAGAGCAAGATGATTTTGAAAAATGCATTGTCTTAAGAGACATGTACTTAAAATAACTTAAAATGTTTATATATGGCTGTAGAAAATAAAAGAAAAGCCAAACCAAAAGGACCAATAAGATTTTCAATAACACTTTCTGATGAACAAAAAAAAGCTAAAGCACAAATACTAAAACATCCTTATAATTTTATAGTTGGAAAAGCAGGTAGTGGTAAAACTTTACTTGCTGTGCAAATAGCTTTAGATCAATTTTTCAAAAGACAGTTTAATAAAATAATAATTACACGCCCTACAATATCTACTGAAGATAATGGTTTTTTGCCAGGATCTGAAAAAGAAAAAATGGAACCGTGGTTAGTACCTATTAGATCAAATATGCGTAAGGTATACAATAAACCTTTGATACTTGAAAAGATGGAGAAAGAAGAGAAGATAGAATTAGTATCTCTGGCGCATTTTAGAGGCCGTACATTTGATAATTCTATTGTAATAGTAGATGAGTTCCAAAATCTAACTAGAAGTCAATTAGCAATGGCTATTGGTAGATTAGGTAAAGATAGTAAATTATTATTTTGTGGTGATTCATATCAAATAGATCTTAAAGATAAAAACTGGTCAGCATATCATGATATGTCAAAATTAGTAAATTCTGAACATGTTTTTAAAACTATACTAGAGGATTCTCATAGACATAGAGCTATTGATGAACTGCTTGAATTACTTAATGGATATCATTAAAATCTAAACTTTTTTAATTTTTTTTTGCTAAAAGTAAATTTATTTAATTTATTTTTTGTATTTTTGTAGTATAATAAACTATTGTTTAACTAAAAAAAAATCAAAATGGCAGAACAAAATGAAAATCCTCAAGAATTATCAGAGGAACAACTAGCTCAAAAGCGTGAAGAAATCACTCAGTTCTATACAGAGAACGTTGAGCATCTTAAAATTCAGTTAGAATATGAGAACTTGCTAAGAGATATTGAAAAAGCTAGAGCAGAAAGAATTCAAGCTCAAGTTTATATAGCTCAAGCAATGGCTCAAAGACAAGCTGAAGTATCTAATCAAGTACCACCTATGCCTGGATCAGATAATGATGTAGATAAAGGTGTTGTTTCTAAACGTAAATTAAAAAAAGTAGCGGATGAAGTATAGTAGAGAACAAATTAAAGAAGCGGTAGTGAGGAAAGGTTACCGTTACTTTGAATCTGGAGACTATAATGTTAATATTATTGGAGTACGTAACTCTGATACTAAAAATGTTGTAACTAACAGATTTGATGATACTATGACTCTTGCTTATAAAGTTGATGGTGAATGGCAATATCATGAAATGGATTGTACAACAGATCCCGGAACCCATTGGGTTGAGAATATTATGAGAAAGGAAGGTGTGGCTATCTTAAAAGAAGGTCAATATCGTGGATCTCATAAAATTAGAAAACATCAAGGTAGATATGAAGCACTTGGACAATGTAGAGATGTTACTGTGTATAGAGATGATAATAGAGATGAGTATTATAATTTAAATAATGATAAAACTCAGACGGGTTTATTTGGTATTAATATACATAGAGCAACTAAATGGGCTGGTAAAAAATCTACACAAGTAGATAAATGGTCAGCAGGTTGTCAAGTAATAGCAGCTAATGATGATTGGACTAAATTTATGAAGATCATGAGAAAAGCAAGAGCTGCATGGAGTAATAGTTTTACTTATACTTTAATAGAAAGTAAAGACATTGCAAAAACATGGCTGTAGTAACTAAAGTTGATAAGAAAGTAAAATTAAGTAATTTTGATATTATCAAGTATCAGATTTTAACATATTGTTTTTTAAATAATATTCAAATAAGTCCTGCTGATCTTAATTGTTTAAGTAAGTTAGCAAAACTTGGTAATGTAACATTAACTGAATTTTGTGAATTAATATCTGAAGATGGTATTTTTAAAAGTCCTCAGTCTTGCAGGAATGCTATCCAAAAGGCTAAATTAAAAGGTTTAGTTATTAAGGATGGAAAGAAGATAAGCATTATAGAAGATATGAACTTACAACATCAAGGTGTTATTTTCTTAGACTTTAAATTTTTGAGTATTGCAGAATAAACTATACCCAGAGAATTACAAAAGTTATTTCAAAGAAATAGCTTTAGAATGTGAAGTACATCCAGATTTGGTAGAAGAGTTGGTTAGATTTTTTTACGGTAATATTAGAAAAAATCTAGAGGAACTAGATCATACTAGAGTCCTCCTACCAAATCTTGGTACTTTTATTTTAAGAAAGAATAGATTAGAAAAATCTATAAAAAGACATAAGGATATGTTAGGTAATATGGAAAAAACTACATATTCTGGATATGGTAAACATTTACCAGTAAAAGAAAAATTAGAAAAATTAGAAAAAGCCAATGCACGTGTTGATGAAGAACTGTTAACTAAAAAAAATTGGAAAAATGAGAATAGGTAAATTATTAAATGCTGTAAAACATATAGATCAAGTTTTTGATGGTGTTAAAAATAAGATTTGGAAAAGAGAATATGTTGAAGATATAGCAAAAGATAGATGGAAGCATTGTTTAAAATGTGAACATTTAGATAATCAAGGTGTTAATTGTGCAGTACCTAAAACTCAACCATGTTGCGCTGACTGTGGATGTAGTTTAGGTTTTAAATTAAGAGCATTAGCTGCATCATGTCCAAAAGGTAAATGGATAGCAATTATGTCAGAAGAAGAAGAAAAACAACTTAACAAACAAAATTTTGATGGTAACTTAAAAGACTCAGAAGATGCCAGTAGTATTTAAAGAAAAAGGACACATATATGAAAGTTTAGATGAGAATCTAGAAAAGGATCAAATAAATTGGACAAGTGTAACTTCATTTATTTCAAAGTTTAAACCTAAATTTGATAGAGATGCTGTTGCAAAAAAAGCTTGTAAGAATAAAAGATCTAAATGGTATGGTTTAAAACCTGAAGAGATTATAGAGATTTGGGAAAAGGAAACTAAACGTGCTATTGAGTTAGGTAATTGGTATCATAATGAAAGAGAAGATAGATTACTTGATTTTAAGACAATAGAGCGTGAAGGAGTAGAGGTACCTATCATAAGACCATTAAGTGACTCAAACGGCTATAAAATAGCTCCTAATCAAAAATTAAGTGATGGTGTATATCCAGAGCACTTTGCTTATTTAAAATCAGCATGTATTTGTGGTCAAGCAGATTTAGTTACTATTGTTAATGGTAAAGTAAATATAACTGATTATAAAACTAATAAAGAAATAAAAGAAAAAGGATTTACAAATTGGGAAGGTATAACATCTAAAATGTTTAAACCTTTAACTCACCTTGATGATTGTAACTTAAATCATTATAATTTACAACTAAGTTTATATATGTATATTATATTAAAGCATAATCCTAAACTTAAACCAGGAAAATTAGTATTACAACATGTTTCTTTTAAAAAGAAAGGAGAAGATAAGTATGGATATCCTATTGTAGAATATAATGAGCAAGGAGAACCAATACTTGAAGATATAAAAATGTATGACCTACCATATCTAAAAGATGAAGTTAGAACTTTAATGATGTGGATAAAAGATAACCCAATATGTTAGCAAAACTATTTGACGTACAAAACGGTAAAGTAATACCATCAGAACATTGTTATTCTTTAAAAACATTAAAGAATATTATGGATCAATATCCTGATACACACATGGAAGTGTACTTATATATATTTTACATGACTTGTCCAGATCCTGATATGAATCCATTTTTTAATATGCCTGAACATGAAAAAGAAGAAATAATTATAGATGAGATACAACTTGAAGAATCTCCAGAGGATGAGTCAATAAGAAATGCTGTTAGATTTTGTGAAGATTTATATCAGACTCCAACATTTAGAGCATACAAAGGTATTAAATCTATGTTAGATAGATTAGCAAGATATATGGAAACCACATCTATTGAACATGGTAGAGATGGTAATTTAACATCATTAGTAAATACTGCAGCTAAGTTTGATCAAATTAGACAATCATTCAAAGGTGCATACAATGATATGAAAGATGAACAAAAAAGTTCTGTCCGTGGTGGTCAAGGACTTGCTTATGATCAAATGTAATTAATAACTAAAAATCAATATTATGGGACAAAAAATAATTCCAATTGCAAACAGAGTACTAATAAAGCCAGTACCTAAAAAAGAAACAACAGATAGTGGTATCTTTTTACCAGATCAGCAACAAATTCAAATACCAAGAGGTACTGTGGTAGCTGTAGGTGGTACTGTAAAAGAAATTAAAGTAGGTGACTTTGTACAGTGGTTAGAAGAAGCAGCTGTAAGAAATATGGAACATGATGGTGAACCACATTTAGTCATGTATGATCATGCTATAATGTGTAAACTAGAAGACTAAGTGTATAAATCCATTCCTACATATAAAGAAGGTAAATGGACTGTTACTAATTTTGAAACTTTAGAAGACTTCATTGATTTTGTTAATGAGGTCTTTAAAGTTCCAGGACAGTATCTTTTTGATGAAACTTCTTATTTATTTAATGAACAAGCTAGATTATTTAATAAACATAGTTTTTATTGTGATAAACCAATGAGATCAAAAGATTTTATGACTTATTGGGAAGATCAAAAAAATAAATGTAGAAATGGTGTTATATTTATAAATAAGAATAAAGCTTGGTATATAACTAGAGACTACTATATGTGGTTAAACTTTTTACCAATCTTTGATAAAGAAGAAAAGAAGTATGGTTTTGCTAAAGTAAGAGATGCACAATATCATATGGCATTGTATGAATTATTAGGTGAACTGCAAAGTAAACATGCTGCTATACTTAAAAAAAGACAGATTGCTTCATCTTATTTTCATATGGCTAAAATTATAAATCAGTATTGGTTTGAAGAAGGATCTATATGTAAAATAGGAGCATCACTAAAAGATTATATTAATGATAAAGGATCTTGGAAATTTTTAGATGAGTATGCTACATTTTTAAATGAACATACAGCATGGTATAGACCAAATAATCCAGATAAAGTTTTATTATGGGAGCAAAAGATTGAAGTAAGAATAGATAATAGAAAAACACAAAGAGGTCTTAGATCTAAAATACAAGGTGCATCATTTGAGAAAAATGCAACAACAGGTGTTGGTGGCCCTTGTACATACTTTTTTCATGAAGAGGCAGGTATTGCACCTAAAATGGATCAAACTTATGAGTATATTAGACCAGCTATGTCATCTGGTATGATGACAACAGGTCAGTTTATAGCTGCAGGATCAGTGGGTGATCTTGATCAGTGTGAACCATTGAAAAGGATGATTATGAATCCAGAAGCAAATGGTATACTAGGTGTTGAAACAGATCTTATGGATGATAAAGGAACAATAGGTATAGCTGGTTTATTTATACCTGAGCAGTGGTCTATGCCTCCTTATATAGATAGTTATGGTAACTCTAAAATAAATGATGCACTTGATGCAATAAAAACAGAAAGAACAGATTGGAAACGTGAACTAGATCCTGAACAGTATCAATTACGTATATCTCAGAAACCTACAAATATTGCAGAAGCATTTGCATATAGAAAAGCATCTATTTTCCCACAAAGTTTTTTATCTAGACAACTAAAAAGAATAGAGGATAAACAATATTCTTATGAGTTCTTAGAACTTGAAAGAGATAAAAAAGGTATTAGTGCTACTAGATCTAAAAGATTACCTATTTTAGAATTTCCTGTAAATAAAAAAAGAGAGGACAAAGGTGGTGTGCTTACAGTATGGGAAAGACCTATAAAGAATCCTAATTTTGGAACTTACTATGCTTCTATTGACCCTGTCTCAGAAGGTAAAACAACTACATCAGATTCACTTTGTAGTATTATAGTTTATAAAAATCCTGTTGAAGTGACAAAAGAAACATTAGAAGGTTTAGAAACTTTTGTAGAAGGTGATAAGATAGTAGCTACATGGTGTGGTAGGTA